CGCACCTCGTGGTACTGCAGGGCAATCAGGGGCAGGTACAGGCCTGGGTTGCGGTTGAAGAAGAACAGCAGGGGGACGAACACACGGTACTGGGTCGTACCGCCCAGAACACCGGGGAATGTGGTCATCTTGCCCCACGCCATCTTATCAGCCTCATTCAGGAACAGCTCGGAGTACAGACGCCACCACACCTGGTAGTGCTTATCGATACGCTGGCCGCCAATGGTCAGCTCAACAGCAGCGATAGCACGCTCGGCCAGCCAGCACGTGTCGTACTGGGTGTTGTTCGAGGTCAAGTTCTGGGTCGCGGGGGTCAAAGCGACGTGCATGTTGCCAACCAGGTCGCCGTTACGGGCGATGGTGACAGACACGCGACCGCTCGACGCCGGGCTACCATTGGTCGTCTGCTGGATCAACTCCATCGCAAAGTTGGTGTGACGCTTGTATACAGCCTGGAAGAAGGTCACCTTGGGCTGACCGGTAAGGTACACATCCTGGGCACCGTAAGCTACGAGTTGCATCAAACCACCTGCCATGATCGCTTGGTACTATGCCACAAGAAAAAAATTTGTCGCGTCAAACATCGCATGTTCTTTTTCTACGTGTACATCAATAATGGCCGATGATGAGAAGACAGTCGATGTTCCCGAGACGGTTCCTGAGGATGAGGAGTTGGGCGATGACATGTACGATGACGAGAACTTCGGAGAGGACATGCTCCTCGGTGTCTTGACCACAGAGGATGGTGAGAGTATCACGTCCGTCCTGTCAAACTTGGCGTCCTCGACCGAGGCGATCGCAAAGCATATAGAGAAACAGAACGTCATTCTCGTAAAGATTCTGACAGCGCTTACAAACAAGTAGACCTGACCTTAGCTTAATTGGTAGAGCATTGGACTGTAGTTCCAAGGGTCGCTGGTTCGATTCCGGCAGGTCAGACTGTTTTTAGATGCTCGCATACAACTTACCAAGCGGCGTCAGGGACCCGTCATCGTTAAATATAGCACTTGTCCCCATGTGTGGGTCCTCTGTATTCCGGGTCTTCCATGAGTACCTTTCGACGTATGACCGTGCGTCAAGACCGGCACACGCCTCGGTCATGAATCCTTGAACCAAATTGGGAGCGAACCCGCCTGGGAACTTTCCGGACCAATCGGCAACAGCGAATTCGGTAATCCACACGGGTTTCTGGTACTTGGCCCAAATAGCATCGATTTCTTTCAAAAATGAAGCCGAGTTTGGTGGAGCGTACCAGTGAACGCAAATGAAATCCACCTTGGGTGCAGCATCCATAAACTGTTCGAGCCAACATCCCGCAGTCGTGGGGTTGCCAGCCGTTGCCGGACTTCCGATCCGGTCGCCGTAGCTCGTGACGTGTGACCACATCGTAAGTGCTTGTTGAACGGTCAAGTTTGACTGCGCAGCCCCGTCAGGTTCGTTGAACCCGAGCATGATGGGTGAGTCTTCCTGCGGCAAAGACCCTTTACCCCATGCCATGGGTACAAAGGGGAGGTCAACCTGTGAAGATCCATGGAGACCCCACGTATAGTACCACTTTGGATTAACTGACATCAATTTTGAAACAAAATTGGGGTCGGTCAAGTTGTATACGAAACCTTTCTTGTCACTCATTTGTTATGTTTGAAGATTTTTAAATAGGGAAACATATATATTGCTCTTGTAGCTCAGTCGGTAGAGCGTGAGGCTGTTAACCTCAATGTCACAGGTTCGAACCCTGTCGGGAGCGTTTTTTCATCCACGTCCTGTATGAAAAAACTTTTTTTGTACCAGCCATGCGAGAACCGCAATGATCGCCGTCCATCCGATGAGATGGTCGAGATTGTCCATGGCCTGAATCTGCGTGTCAGCCATCTTCTCGAATTCGTCTTTATATGGTTGCGGTTTGAACGGGAGCCAAAGGAACCGACCGAACGGAACGATCGTCGGCTTGAGTGATCGACATTGATATGCGTAATCGTACCACGCCATGGCGATGTATGGTAACCACAAAAGCAGTAAAAGAACAAACGTATTCTTCGGCGGGAGGAACCAGTATCCACCGGCAAGGAGTGCTGTGAAAATGATGCACTTTATGTTAAAGTGAAAAGGTGCGCCAGGAAAGATACCCCCTGCCATGATTAAAGTGTACACTTTAATCATGGCGATCGGATTCAAGCTCGATCCTGATTTTATTCGCGCAAATCTCCAAGCACACGGTATTCCTCAAAGAAACATAAACGCCCTCGTGCGTATATTTTCTACGAAACCTCGGCCATGGAACCAAACGCTCGGTGCGTACCCTCGCGTGAAACAACGAATCGTGTCGTCCTATTTTCCTTCTCCGAGAACGCGGGTTCGTCGCGCGCTCATACGAAAGAAACGCGAAAACAATCTCGTGAACATCTTGAACAACGCGTTTCCTGTACACCGAAACGTATCACGTTCTATGGCTCGATACGCCTTGAATAAAAGTCCGCATACAGGCAAAAAAAATAATAGACGTTAGTATGGAACCGAAGAATCTTGCCAAATACATAAACAACGAACTGAAGAAGATTTATACGCGTCAACTTTTGCGGTCTATATCGCTCGGTCTTCCGAACAAAAACACGAAGAAAAACACGCCGAAACGATCGGCATCGAAATAAAAAAACCATGCTCCGTCTGAATTATGGAGACGGTCCTGTATAGTCCAGGGGGTAACGACGAGTGTTACACTCCCGCAAACTACGTGAAACCCATACTTCCTTTTATTCCCCCGGGCGCGGTCGTATGGTGCCCCTTTGATACCGAAAAATCTGCATTCGTCAAGGAGATCCGGAACGCGGGACACAGAGTCATTCATTCACATATACACGACGGGAAGGACTTTTATACGTGGCAACCGGACGAACCGTGGGATTGTATCGTGTCAAATCCACCTTTTACCGGAAAAAGACAGATTTTCGAACGAGCTCTGAGTTTCAACAAACCGTTCGCGTTGATCATGTCCAACACATGGCTCAACGATAGTGCACCAAAGAAACTCTTCAAGGAGAAGGATCTTCAGTTGATGATGTTCGAAAAGCGTATGGAATTCATTCAAAGAGACGATCGACCGAAGAACAAAGTGACGTTCAGTAGTTCGTACTATTGTTGGAATTTTCTACCCAAACAGATTATTATGTCCACCTTTGAGTAAAGTATGAAGGGTCCCTCATTGTACATGTCCATGAACGACTATACGACGTACCGTACAGGGAAGATTTTTCGTCACTATCCAGAGGAGAACGAAATCATTAACAAGAATGCGTTCAGACAGAATCTGGAACGAAGCTCGACGACTTGCATCGGCAGGTTCTCATCGTGCACGGACATGGAAACGAACTGCCTCAGGGAGTGTAACACGAAAATGATCCGGGGTCTACTTAAAAATTTCTTGTGTTAGATCACCATGGTGGATGTACATACGATTGAACGCGAGAATAACCCTGAACATGTACACGAAATACGTATGGAGGTCTTACGGTCCGAGGTGTCGAGCCTTCCAGCCGATCGCCTCGAAACATTTATCGGTCAACTCGAGGAAAAGATGGGACTGACATGCAAAGGAGATCGGTTCGCTCCGCTGACGAACGGGTTTCGACAATTCTTCCGGGACGAAGAGCTCGACACGAACGGTATGCCGCACAATGTCGACCTCGAACGCATCCTCGAACAGAAAAGGCGTCTCGTGAACCTCTTCTCCGAGTTGTATCACCGATCGAGTGAACTGGGATTGAAAGATCAAGTGACACTCGATATTAACGGCGATGAATTTCGTCTGTCGTATCGCATGATGCGTCTCATCGAGACGGCGGACGATGCATACGAGATTATTTTCCGGTACGTCCGCTCGTTCGAACGTATCAATCATCCGACGTGTACGGCACCCGTCACGGATGATGTCGAACTGTCGATGTTTCGATGTAAAACCATGGATGAGGCGGATGATGATAATCAGCCTAGTCCGTTTCAGTGTTTGCTTCTGTATCTCTTGAACAAGGCGTACATCATGAAGATGCGTCGATACAAGGGGCAATGCTGTAAACAGATTGAAACGACCGACGGGTACTTGACCAAAGCATGGAAACCCGTCATGGAAATCAAGGAATTTGTGTATTTTTACACCCAAAAAGAAGACAAGTATGACATGTGGAGGAATCTCACGAGCAAAGGGAGTATCGTCAAGGATACGATCACGCACCTGACGTACTGTCGTGACATGCAGTTCCCCGAAATTAAAAAGAATCGTCACGTCTGGTCGTTCCAAAATGGCATCTTTGTCGGAAAGGAATGGAACGGAAAAATGTACACGTCAAAGTTTTACGAGTACTCGAGTCAGGAGTGCCAGTCACTCGATCCGACCATCGTGAGTTGTAAGTACTTTGATCTCCAGTTTTCCAATTTTGAACAGTATACGAATTGGTACGATATCCCGACCCCTCATGTACAATCGGTGATGAGTTATCAACGATTTTCCGAGGAGGTGTGTCGGTGGCTCTACGTCTTCATGGGGAGATTGTGTTTCGATGTCGGAGATTTGGATGCATGGCAAGTCATTCCTTTCCTGAAAGGTATCGCTCGTTCCGGAAAGTCAACTCTGATCACGAAAGTATGTAAAAAATTTTATGATACGGAGGATGTTCGGACACTCTCGAACAATATCGAGAAGAAGTTTGGTTTGTGGTCGATCCATGATGGTTTCATGTTCATCTCACCCGAAGTCAAGGGTGATTTGGCGCTCGAGCAAGCCGAGTTTCAATCGATCGTCTCTGGTGAAGACGTATCGATCGCCCGTAAAAACGAAAAAGCGCTGAGCATGTCGTGGAACGTCCCCGGTATCTTGGCCGGAAACGAGGTTCCCGGGTACAGAGACAACTCCGGATCCGTACTCCGTCGTTTGGTCACCTGGAATTTCGGGCGTCAGGTTGCAAAGGCAGATCCGAAACTAGATGAGAAACTTGACAGTGAGATCCCAGCCATCTTGTGCAAGTGCGTTCGAGCGTACCTAGAGTACTCGCAGAAATACAACAATGAGGACATATGGAACGTCCTTCCGAATTACTTCAAAAAGGTACAGGACGAAGTGGCAAAACTCACGAATCCTTTGCAACACTTTTTGTCCTCGGAAAAGATCGTGTATGGAACAGACAAGTGTGTCCCTCAAAAGATCTTTGTCCAGTTGTTCAACGCACATTGTGTCGAAAACCTCTTGGGACGATGCAAATTCAACCCGGATATTTACGCAGGACCGTTTTCGTCTCGAGAAGTCGAGGTTCGAAACAGCACGTGTACGTACGGAGGTACGGCGTATACTGCGCAACCGGTTATTTACGGTCTAGATATCGTGACATCGGATGTAGCTATCCTCGACGTCTAAGGGATGTTTTTTGGTAAGTTGAGACTCTTATTCGGTGAAGTCATGGCGTTCAAGAGCTCCCGTTCGAGATTACGCATCTCGTTGGTCGTCGACGGCGAAGATGCAGGCGTCGCCGGTCGCACGCCTTTGTAGACGCGAAGGGCCGTGTACCAGTCTTTGGGTTTGTACACTTTGTACCCATTTCCCCGGAAGTATGTATTCATGATTGCCGTCCGTTCGTTTTTCGGAAGTGTATCAAAGACACGTTTATGACCGTTGCGTACGATGCGTTGATTCAAAGGATCGTTCGAGAAGATGTACGTACGTCCACCGACTGTCACGTTCGGCTTTCGAGCCTCCATCGGAGGACTTTTCGGCTTTATTGTCGCTTTACTTTTGATGCGCTGAAAAAGGACATTCTTCGACATATTGACACTGGCTCCTGCGTTATTGAGATTGCGCGCCACAGAGACGAGCTGTTCCTTTGTCAATTTCCTGTACGACTTGCCATTCACCTTGTTGTTTTGAACCGTATGGTTCATCGCATGTTTCATACCTGAAAAGTTTCCGTTTGTCACACCGAACAAGTTTTGAACATGTTTTGGTACGCTCATACCCGCTTCAGTGTACCTCTTTTTCGCGGTGACGTATCCACTCTTCAGATTCTTGGGTAATTTGTAAAAATACGGTTGTCTTCCCGCCCCTGGTGCAATGTAATGACCGTTCAGACGATTGTTCCATGTTTTGGCCATCTTCGCCCCGGAACTCGCGCCGTACACTACAAAGGTACTACCGATCATGTTCTTGACATATTGTGGCATGTTCACACCGGCTTTTTGGTACGCCGTCGTGATCTTCTTTGCCGAAAGCCGCATGTTCCCCTTGACATTGTACATGCGCGGCTTACCGTTCGGTCCCGGTCGAACGTACTTGCCAGCGTTCGGGACGGTAGCGTACCCGTTTTCGGCGATCGGATGACGAGAATTCAACTTGGTCGTGCGAAGATTTGCAAGCTTCTCGTTTCGAGTCTTGGATTTCATGGGTTTGTTCGAGTATCCAAGGTATTCCATAGTTCCATGTATAACAGCTACCTTTCTCTTGAAAGCACCTACCGGTGTCGCGCGTTCGATAAGTTGACGCATAACATCGACCGCCTGTTTCGGTTTGGACGCGCCGAAAATCTGAACCTTCCCACCGGTATACACGACGAGTTTCATCGCTGGGTGACTCCACGTGACAACCATCGCATTTCGAAGCTCAGGTTCATACGTACATTCACGCGGCGACGCCCGTGTGATATTCTCCAGTCGAAGCAACTTATTCACATACATCTCGGCGTCGAATTTTACGACCCGTATGTTCGAAGCACTTGATATGCCCGGACATACACGTTCGAGTTGTTTTGCGACGATACCGATGGATTTTCCAGACACCTGGACCGTTCCGCTCTCTTTATGGAAGATGGCGAACCCATGGGTCGTCTTTATATACCAATGCTTCACTTTGGACAAATCCCCAAGGATGCTGTGCGTTCGCGTTATTCGTGCGACGGGCGGCTTGTTCAGAAGGGCCCGGCCATCCATGGATACAAACCCACGCGGGAGCGTGGCCGGGATTACGAAACGCGACGGCGTGTACTTGAACATGACTGTCCGACTCGTGATGTTAGGTTCACTCAACTCATATGATGCTGTCCATGTCCGAGAACCGTTCGAATATGAAAAACTCTTACGCAGAGCGATCTTTTTATTGTCTCGGCGTTTCTGAAGTCTTCCCAGCACTTTGTCGATCGTATCGATCGCCTTGATTTTTTTCATCGTACGGTTGAAATTTGTCTCTCGCAGACGTCGAAACTCTGAAAGAGGTGACTCTGGCATTTATTTATACCCTAGGGAATAATTTTGAGAACATCAAATACCTTGTACACCATATTGTACAACTCATGTTGCTTTTCGGGGATGGACATGAGTTCGAGTTCAATCTGATACTCAACCTCATGCTCTGAATCTTTGTCATCCGGGTCCCCTGTGATTGCAGAAATATCTATCCGTAGATTTTTGCGAATGAAGGAGGATCTTTTGACGTTTCGGACCTTCACGTACTCTTCATCTTCTTTGTGTTCAACGTGCTGTTCTGTAGAAATTCCGAGTCGCACATCGAACGGTTCATCTTTCAACAGAACATCATTGACAAGGACACGCTTTTTGAGGACACACTCGACGATATCATCTTTTACGTTGTCATATGTCGCTCGCCGACCACCATCATAGTAAAAACGACTCGTATCTGAATCTTCGATGCATTCCCATCCATCATATTTCTTGAGACGACGAAGAACTCGTTCGTACGTGTCTTTGGTTACGTTCGTATCAAAGCTACCACGATTCACTTTACCAAAACGAATCTCAATCTCGATACCCGGAGTCTTTTCATGCGCACGAATGATCTTCTCCCAAGAATTAAAGAGCGTTTCCATCTTCGTTTCGTTCATGGAAGTAACGCTGGATATCCTTATGTAATCTTTTTCCAAGGATGGTGAATTGAACAAGATTGTGTTTGTTGAGTCCGACATCGGTTAAAGGATCGAATTCTCCTTGCACAAGAATATCCCATCGTTCTCTGTACTTTCGGTCTTTGAGAGACCCATGCCAATGATGAACGATGGTTCCGTCAACCCATCCAAATTTCAGATGTTTAACCTTTTGTTGAAATATGGACAAAAGTACTTTGTAGTTTGTGTGTACGTTTCCGGGAGCACTATCGAGAACTCGGCCCATTAAAGCGTATGCCATGTGACGGTCGGCCGAACCGAGAATCGCCCAATCCAAAAGACGACCCATCGTCGTATACGCATGACGAGTGCATGCCCATGCGAACCCTGGATGCCAAAATCCATACTTGTCGTTTTTCATGTACGGTGTACCGCTCGACACGAACATGTATCCGAAACTTTTGTCTTGTTTGATCGGTTCACCATTCGGTCCGAGATGAATAGCCGTCCGAAAACATTGAACGATATCGAACGTTTGTAATTGTCGGATCGTGTCTCGAGCCCATGTGTCACTGATGAAACTTATATCGGCATCTATCCATGCAACATATTTCCAACATCGAGGAAGATATCCTATCGCGATATTGATCAGACTTTCTTTGATCCAGAGAACATCGTTCGAGGTCACTTTGATATGTTGATATATACCGGGTGTATATGGAAGTGGATTTTTCCCGATACATTCAATGACGACCAAACGAACATTGTTCGTTCCTGTGTATTGAGATACAAAGTTCAAAAAGAGACTTTGTCGCCTGTGAGATGAACAGAAATTGAAGTACGGGAGTATAACATACAGATGTTTGTCTTCACATGAGTTTCGAAAACACTCCATGCAGTTCTGATATGTATAAAGAATTTAAACTTTTACATTGTAATGTCAAGGGGTCTTCCGAATCTCGGAAACACATGTTATCTCAACTCGGCGATTCAGTGTCTCGCTCATGTCCCGGAACTTACGAATCACCTTTTCAAAAATACATACGATGGTCCGTGTCCGGTGACGAAAGAGTACTCGAATCTCTTGGAACGTATGTGGAAAGGAAGCGACTCGGTCGATTCCCGGTCGTTTTATAGAGTCTTCCTCGAAAAGTTTCCGAAATTCACTCGTTTTGCCCCCCATGATGTTCAGGAGGTTGTTCTTGAACTGATTGACACGTTTGAGAATTCGCTCGGAAAGGATTTGATCCAGGACATTTTCAATGGAAAAGAGGTCCAAGAAGTGACGTACCCGAAAGGAATCTCGAAGAAGGAGCATGGGATCACGATCATCGTCGTGACACCGAAAACATCGGGTCAAACACTGCACAGTTTGTTTCAGGACCGTGAAGGAATGGATGCGTTTTCCGGATACATCGATGACGAAGGAACCCGGTGGAATGCAGCCGTGACGCGCACGTACATTTCAGAGATGCCACGAACGTTGATCATCTCGTTCAGTCAGTACAATGCAAAACATACTATTCAGATTCCGCAGAGATACAACGGCTACGCGTTGTTCGGACTTGTCATTCATTACGGAACGACGCAAGGTGGACACTATGCCGTCTACGTTAAACATAAGAATATATGGAGGTACATCGACGACGATACGGTGGTGGAAAAAGAACCACCCGAGACAGGAGAGTACTATATGGCGTGGTATAAAAAAATAGGTCGTGTTTCGACCAGTGCCGACGAAACCTCTCCCCCTTCAGCGTAAAAGAAAAATGGATCACGAAAAATTTGAACGAACGAAGAAGAAGTTTTGCGAATACACGATTCGCCTCAGGGAAGAACGACCGAAGACGATGATCATCCCCGCACAGCCAGTCCAGGAGAAACGCAAGAAATGCACAGCTCGGACCCTTGAAGGAAAGTCATGTCAGTTTTTTGCAGCACCCGGTTGTTCAGGGTTCTGCAAAAAACATTTCTCAATGATGTAATAATAATGTATGTTCAGGCACTTCTTGTCAATGCTGCGCTCATCCTTGTCATTCCCCGAGTCATCCAAAAACCTATAGGTGTTCCTGTCATTGACGAATTCGTGACATACCTTCGCGCCCAACAGAGTTTTCTCGTGTCCTCGACGCTTCTGCTCGCACTCGTCTTGTATCTTACACAGTATTGGATCGAGTCTGGAGAAGGAAAAGCTGGTCCGGATACTCCATCGTTCGACGGACCTCATCCATCAAAGATGAAGTGAATGAATGGTCCCATGACGTAATGCGTTCGGTCGCACACGTTCGCATGTGTTGCACGAGATCGTCGAGACGAGGATTTCCCCACAACATATCCTTCGTATACAGGAAATCGTTCGTTCCGATGGGAACGAGAACGTCCGCTCGGACGACGAAGGGTGTTTGTACATACTCAGAGAGACCACCATACGATGCTATGATGACTGGTTTTCCTCGAAGTGCCGCTTCGACTGCTCCCATTCCAACCCCCTCGGAATGCGACGAGTTGACGTAACAGTGACAAGACGCGTGTACTTTTTCTAAATCTTCGTCGCTCAACAGGCCGTTAATCACATCGACACGAGGTATACTGACTTTGACTGGTGTGTGACATGTTGCCTTGATTACGAGTCGCGTGTCCTGCATGTTTAAACGTATGAAGGCTTCGATGAGCAATCGTACGTTCTTTCGAGGATCAAGAACATTTCCTATAGTGTAAAACGTGTACGGCTCCGTCACGCGTGGAGCTTGCACGATTCGAGGTGCATCCCAATGTCGTAACAGAGACCAATGTCCTTGCGGAAACTGACGTTCGAGGATACGTTTACAGAATTCACTCGGGACGAAAAGATGCTTGTATCGAGTGACGAGATCCTGGTACTTTGGGTGGACCGTTTCCGTCTCACAGACCGTCATGTACACACGTCGGGTACAACGGGTCATGATTGAATCAATCTGATTCAAATGGACATCGATCGGAAGGACAAAAGCAAAACCGATGTCATACGTTTCTTGTGACGGTTGTTCGGAAAATTCTATGTATTCACCATGGACAAGTTGAGCATACCGATACGTCACTTGGCCTATCCCAGACAGTTTACTCGGACCGATAAAGAGCCATTTCATCGTATATACATGTATAAAAAATATTAGTTTTAAGTATGGCCGAGACGAAACGCGATTTGCTGATACGTCTTACAGGAAAACCCATGCATCTCGTTCTCGGTCACGGTGCATACAGTAAAGTCACCCGACTGTTTTCCGTTCCGGACAATACGTTTTTCATCTTCATATGTAAAGCGAGTCGTTGGCTTCCGCAAGCGATCGTCAATGACGATTTTTATAAACTCTTTCGAACGACGCGCGCTATCCAACGTATGATCCGATACCCGCAAGTTCGAGTTCCGGATTTCATGGAGGATTGGAGATTTCGAACTTACGGACCTGGTGATCAATGTCCGGATCTGCAACTCAGTTTCAACGATCCCGAATGGCCCGGGATGGGCTCACATTTTCTTCCGCTTCGGATTTACGACCACCTTCGAATCATCAAAGGGGGTGGTAACGGTCTCGAAACCAAAATGTCCGACGTGCGTCCGAACAGCGGGATCATGTTCATCGTCGCGTGTCGTGGCGTCGAAGAAAGTACACCGAATTCGGTGAACAATATAAAGAAAAATTACGTGTTTCCGCGCGGAAGTTTAGAGGCTGCTATTCAAATGCAGAATCGAATTTCGTACCGGTTCTTCAAACGACGCCGTGAAAATACATCACTTCGAAAAAACAAAAACGTCCCTTTGGCCAAGAGAGGAAGAAATCTTCTCCGTAGATACTAATGAGTAGCACCTCGTTATTCGGAGGACCTCGACCGCGCCGAACGAGTCTTCTTCATCGAAGACCAGTACGTCAGTTTCATCGTCCGAAGAAAAACCGTACACCACGCCCGCTTCCAGGCGTTTCACCGAAAAGTCTCAGAATGCTCACCGCCGAACGCTTTTGGAATCGTTCGCCGATAAAGGGACAACGATACCTGAAAACTACCGGAGGAATGGTGAACGAACACAACTTGTACATGAATATGAAAAAGAACCTCAATACAGAACGAAACAAACGAGCCGCTCAAACACGTGCGCGTCAAAACGAAGCGGCCCGTCGGATCCAACAGGCATGGCGACACACAAAAAGAACACACACCCCTCAGAATATGCAAACCATGTACGTTATGCAAATGATCTCAAGAACACACCCAGGTTTCAGACAGCTTCTGCGTAACATCAACTGGAATCAAAGACTACGTACATTCAACCTGACTCCGCAAGAAATCGCAAATGTACGCCCCCACATCCATTACTATTTGTGAATAGATCGAACGAACAAACAAAGTTCCCTCATAGAACTCACTTGGGGACACCATACGGAATGGTCCTTGTCTTCTGCAAAATGAAGACATCTCCAATCATCCAAGAATCGTACAGTTCCGAGATTCTTGAGTGAATCGTCGACCAAAATTTTCGGTTCGCTCGCTTGGAAAAGGTAGGCTTCAGGATTCGGTTTCAAGGGAGAGTCCATGGGATTTCCCGGACACCGTATATTCACGTCGTCGCCGATGGCGAGTGCGACTTTTTTCGCCCAGATCCACGGTGCATTCGTGAACAGTTTGAGTTTCCATCCTTGTGCCGTGAGCGAATGCAATTCGGCAGCTTCATCCTGAAATTCCTTCGTTGACAAGACCTCGGCCAAATGATCGAGTAATTCCTTGTCATACACCTTTGTGTTAAAATCTCGCGTATCCACGTTGTACCGCGCCTGTAACCCTTTTGCTGTATGTCCATGCGAGAGGTAAAGTGTTCTGTTCGTTTCGTTTGGATCTTTACATTCTGGAAGTTTTGAACGCACGTACGAGACGCAGTTGTCATTGACATGTTTCATAAGACGGGGATTTCGAACAAGCACCCCATCAATATCGAGAACGAGTGACATGGATGTTTCGTGCCTTATTTTTTTAACACGTTGAATACATACGTTTCGCGTGTGTATGTGCACGACATGTCGGGCATTTACCACCTTGCAGTCGAAACGCGCACGTATTACAGATCAAGTGTCCACAAGGATCTAAGAATATATCGACATGCTTGTCGAAACAGACCGGACAGACGAAACGATTGTACATCTCGGAATTCGTGTCGCATAAAATCTTATACATGGCTTTGACTTTTCCGGCAGCCATAGATACATCCTCTCTGAGTTGAAGATACTCTTGCGATTTGAGACGTCGTTCGATCATATCATTGAAAAACGCTCGGAGATCGTCCGACAATAGATTATCATGGGCAAGTTGAATGTGTCGGATATCATTCGCGAAATCTAAAAATATATTCTCCTTCTTCACGAGATCAATTTTCGCTTGAGTATATTCATTCTTAAAACGTCCGAGAATCTGTTCGAAACTTTTCCAATAGTCTTCGAGTTCAACATCGGTCGGTGGTACGGGTGTGACTCGGTTCGTACCACCGACGGAAAGTGCGAGTAAAGCTGTACTGAAAATGGATGCCGACATATTTTTTTAGTGTTCGTCATCCTTATCATCGAATTTAGACCGAACAACCTTGAAAGCGTGTGCCTTGGCTGTTTTCTCTGAGACCTGGTAATCGGACTGCATGGTCGACTCGTACACTTGCTTGTACAGACGAGTGCCCTCGATCTTCTCCTTGATTTCCTGACGCGTCTCCTTCAAGAGACGTTTGAGATCATTCTCACGCTCGACAAACTCACGGATGTGTTCCATATCCATATTGATATCTCATGAGCTACTTTTCTTTAAAATAATATTGATTCAAAGGGATATGGAACGTTTCCTTGAAAGAATAGCACGGTTCTGTGATACGCGCGAACGCAGGATCCTTGGGTTTGATATGGACACGAGTATCAAACTCAAGTTTCCTCCACATAAAGTTGGGAAGATCGCATGTGACCTTCCTCCGTTTACTATTGGAAAAAGTGACATCATTCCGAACGATCATACACGCTGGCTCGTATCAAAGGGTGCAGGACGAAGTACGGGAGTTCATGTACAGAGAACAAGTGACGAAGACGCGTACTCAATAAACGATATTCGTTACACGCATCATTACGATTACGTTACCGGACAGGTTAGGATATATCACGATGATACTCGGACGTTCGAAGAGTACATTTCAACGGCCCATACCGGTTGATCCGAACCCTTGGTCGCCTCGTGTCGTCTCGTGCATGTATGCCACCTCGACGACATCCGCCTCGACAAAAGACTCGAGGATCAGCTGTGCGATACGGTATCCGGGTTTAATGAAAAAGGGGACACGCATGTCCGTGTTCACCAGAACAACCTTGATCTCTCCGGTATAATCCGGATCGATAACTCCGGCCAAGACATCCAGGCCGTGTTTCACCGCTAGTCCGGAACGCGGTGCGATTCGACCATATGTTCCGGAAGGGCATTGAATACTGATACCGGTCGAAACGACCACGCGGTGTCCCGGAAGAACGACGTATCCGTCCGTGCTGTACAGATCGTACCCAGCAGACTTTGGGGAACCACGTGACGGAAGAATTGCATTATCGACCAAGCGACTCACTTGAAGAGACATTATGGTACATACGCGGTGAATGTTTTTATCTGTTTATAGTATAAAATGTGTGACCGTGAACGGTACTTGATCAAAGTTGACAGTACCAATGCTACGTCCGGAACATCAAACTCGTTCGTCGTGTACCTTCCCATCCCTCTCTTGAACGTCGTGAAAGTGGAAGTCCTGAGCGCCTCCATCACACCGACGTCAAACTCTTCCCCTGTGTTGTATCTTCACGCCGAAGAACTAATCTCAAAGTTTTTGAATCGAGCCACTGTCAATTATTCATTCTCGGCCAATTCCAACGTTCTGTCGAGTGTCGGGACGCTCTCAGCTTCTCTTACGAATGAAAGCAAACTCGCTGAGGCGCTGGTCGCTGTACCGGTCGATACGACCCGTGCATCGGCCTCTCCGGTTATTTACACGACGGGTGGTTTTTTTCCGACGGTCGTCGATTACATCGATCCGATCCGTCAAGTGAGTAAGTTGACGATCAATGTGTACAACTCGACAGGCGCACAGCCAGCCATGTCCGGTCCGACGTACATCACATTTCAGTTTGAGTGCGCAAAGAAAAATGCTCGACAATATTAGATTGTATCTTCATCTTCCCGCTGAAACACTGAAATCATAAGAGCGACTGCGATCGTGACAGAGAGATCATCGGTTGCCACCTGGACGATCCGGTCCGGTGTGAATTTCTGATGATGGATGACGACGTCGTTCAATAGTGAAGGAACGAAGGATATCGCTGACGACCGCATTACATGTCGTTCGACAAACCGACTCGTATGTCGAACGACAGGATTTCTTACCGTGCGAATGATGTGTAGACGAACACACCTCATCTTACTTCTTTCTTTACAGAATTTTTTTATGCTGTTTAATTTGACGTATGATCTGTCGGGCGTGCTGAAACGCCGCGTGACTTTTACCACCCTGTATATTTTGAACAAATTGACGAACGACGGTCGATGGATGGGAACCTTTGACTTTGATAAGAGACGCTACGCGTGCCGTATCCTTGAGCCCCTTTTCGGAACGCTTTCCGACCAACGGGTTGCGCGAACGAAGCGTCGGATCCTTCGTCGCGAACGACGATGCGAGTACGGCCAAAACGTCTTTTGACAGGTACTTCAGACGTTCGATCGGCATCCCGAAATACTTCGAGTACTCGTGATGTAAAATTTCGCGCCGTATACCGGGGACGTAGGCGAGGGTCGTATCGACGAAATCGACAGGTCGAGGGATTCCCGGAAAACGAAGGGCGTACGACACGACATGGTACACGCGCTTGCGTGTTGTCGGAAAAAACCGCGCTGGGGGTACGAAATCATGAATCACGATACTCGGTTCTATTCCGTAATATTTTCCGAGCCAACGTACGAACCCGAGGATATGACTGTACATGATCTGGCGCATAGCTCGAACCCGTACACGAACGCCCGTGTGACTTTTGATCTTCTCGGTCGTCGAAAACGTGAAATCAAAATCGGTCGTTCCGAGGACTTTCGGTGGAGCTTTGAGAGCACGAGCCTCGAGATACAACTTGACCGCCATACCACCGCCGAGATAAATCACGAACCCTCCGTACGGTCGAGTCAGACGTGTGTGTCCGCGAGAATATTCGATGAACAGTGACGGAAGCGCTTTGATGACGTCTTGCGTCCCAAAGACGCTCCGTACGGGTGCGCGTAGATTTTTCGGAAAAACACGTGTAAGTGTTTTCATGGGTGTGCAAATCATAACCTCGGCGTGGAATCGCCCCCCGTGAAACACGGAGGGTTTCGATGCAGAATAGAATCCATCATATTTGCGTGGAATCAAAAATTCACGCGAAAACTTTTCAAAAGTTTGACGATCGAGCACATCGACACTGAGACGTTGCCCGGGACGCGTGTTTCTCGAGACGCCTGGAAACCGTTCTCGACCACCGAGAACCTTACGGTACGCCAAGAGTTGACGAGCCCGCGTCGTTCGTGTTCCGAGCGCGAAACGAAGCATGAGACGCGTCGATTCAGACACTCCCTTTGTTTTGAGTACGCTCCTAATAGATTCGTTATTGAAGACGAACATACGAAGCGGTCGTACTGTCTGATACGTCGCGACGTGTCCGTACGCCGCCGCAGTCTTTCGATTCAAAGTGACGAAGAAATTATCAGTTCGTCGAATGACACCGATATTCGGTGGGAACCCTTTGTAGACCCTCGTCCCTGCTGGAATTATAGTCTCGTACATCTGATTTATAAAGAGAAATTTTTCTTCGTACAAAGTATGACTTCACGGGCCGTTCAGAGATACATCGCACTTCTCATGGAATCCAGGAATCAGGCACATGCCTATCATCTGACTACCACTTCGTATGCTGAACATAAAGCTCTACAAAAGTACTACGAAGGTATCGTTCCCCTGTTTGATTCGTACGCCGAAGCATACATGGGAAAGAACGGACGTCTCGGACGGATTTCATTGATACGTCGTCGATCTTCGCCCAAAGATCCTCGAGTTTACTTTCGAACTCTGGTTGCGACCATACGACGCATGAAACTTCCTCGGAACACGGCGCTTCGAAGCATTCAAGATGATATTATGGTTCTGATTCGATCCACCATGTACATGCTTCATCTCCATTAAAGCTTCTCATCTATAAAGAAAGTAATGATCGTCGACACCTTCATGTTCTATAACGAACTTGATGTTCTCGAACTTCGTTTATCCATCCTGGACCAATACGTTGACACGTTCGTGTTGGTCGAGTCAGAGGTGACGCATATCGGAACACCGAAAGAGTTGTACTTTGAAAAAAACAAAGAACGGTATGCACGTTGGCTTCCGAAGATCAGACACGTCATAGCACGTGACATGCCGACCGATAACGATCCCTGGTCCCGCGAAAAACATCAGAGACATTGTGTCCTCGAAGGACTCGAGGATATCCCAGACGATGCGACCATCATGATTTCGGACGTGGATGAGATTCCGAACATGAACGTCGCTCACATGATCGGGAACAAAACGACAACGTGTCACATGCACATGTTCGAATACTCGTTCAAGTATACATTCACAGGTGAACCGTGGTTCGGAACTGTTATGACGTCATGTAAAGAATTCAAAGCGCTCCAACCAAACTTTTTCAGGGACTTTCGTTGGCGTTTCGCCACCATCCCCTTTGCCGGATGGCACTTGAGCAGCTTCGGCGATGCGGATATGGTGTACAAAAAACTCAAGACGTACGCACATGCCAACGATCCTGGACGGGAGCATCAGACGCTCGAGAATATCAAAAAGTATATCGAAGAAGGCATCCACCATACAGGCGGACGTCTCATACATACACCACCGGACACTCGTATGCCTCCTCGGTATCCGTGCGATGCGAAATTCTATCTATTCTTCGGATAAAATTTATTGGACTTGTATCATTCGAAGCTCTTCGTAATACGATGACGAACCGATCAGACGAGCTTTGATTCCCAAGAGTCGTTTGATTTCATCCGGGTCGAACCATCGAAAAAACGATCGCTTTTCTCGAATGTTTCGAAGTTGGACCGATTCGAAATTCATACGTGAATCCTTGATCGCCTGACATACGGGCCACGTCGAATCACGCAACATGGCAAGATCTCGTTCGAGACATTCGAGACGAGGGAGAACGTTTTCGCGAAACAAAAGCGTCACTTCGTTGTTCCAGTGATCGTCCGACATAAAATTAAAAGACACGATATTCTTAGATATGCTTCGTTTAGCATGCAGTCGTATGCCATTGTCACTGTACAATCGTTTTTTGATCGCATACATTTTAGCTCGGGGGTGGTCCGATTCGCATCAAGAAAATCCCCGCAATAATAACGAACAACCCGACGTACTGGTGCCAGTTTGTAAGACGTTCCCCGAGAATAACAAACGCCGCAATGGATTCGAGTACAGTCGATACTCCGTCCCACATGCCATTCACGAAAATAACATTCGACTGTTTGAGACTGACTATGAGGAAGTATACGACCCCGACATATCCAGCGAGACCACCGAGAAGATTGCTCAACTTGTTGCTTCGTGCAAAGAACTTCAAATGAAAGTCGCCGAATATTTCGGCGATCGACAGGATTATCAAATTGAGGGTGAGACTTTTTGAACCGAGCATTTTTTCTTGGTTTGTTACAGTAGAAGAAAAAAAAATGCAATTGTGGAAATGGACGCTTTTGATAGGTCTCCTGTTCCTTATCATGTACGATCCAAGTACGCGTACCATGTCAAAATATTTTGATGACTCTAGATTAGAAAAGGGAAATGTCTTCGTACGTACGAGAGAAACACAAGGCGATAGCGGTTCCAGTGACGATGATGAATGATCGTCCACACATGCTCATAGTCCATGATCGACGATATAACGAGTGGACTTTCGTGACGGGCGGGTGTCGCCGTCGCGAAGTCTACAACCCGCTCCGATGTGCGATCCGTGAACTCCACGAAGAAACACGAGGAATTTTGGATCTGAAAAACGGGGCGTATTCGTATTTTCGATTCACGACCAACTACAAAGGTCCTGGAGATTCCGAGGCTGATGCAGACACAGTCAGTGTCTATCACGTCTATATCCTCGATGTGCCTTTAACAGCCATCGAACAAAAATACATGGTTCAGCGATTCAACGAAGAAAAAGTGAAAATGGAAACATCACAGGTTCCTTTCAAAAAGAACCACGATGAAAACACGGCGCTCATGTGGGAAACGCTCGAGGGTATCTCAAGCAAACAAAACCTCTGGATTCTCGTTCGTGAGTGTGTCTTGAACAACCCGGACTTTACAAAGGCTCTTTTTGCGTCCGAAAAAACACCGTTTTATCTTCGCTCATAAATAGGAATGACTCGTTCGAAACGTGCGTTTGCTGAACTGTACGCTGCAGCACAGAAACGTGAACCTGACCAAGCATATATCGATGAACTCTGTCAAAAGTATTCGGTGGTCGAACTCATATATGAGATTAAAAAACTCGAGGAGAGTGTTCAGGAGCCTCCCCCAGTACCGGAGCAGATGGCTCCGGAACCACCCCCAGCAGCACCACCATCGCCTAGAGCACCGTCACCGGATCCAGTAAAAGACTTTTTGGTTGACATTTGGAGTCGATTATCTTCTTGATATCTAGTAACTATGAAGGACGCTCTTCTTTTCGCCGTCGCAGCCGCAACGCTCTATGTTGCTCTGACCTGGTCGTATGCAGGGTACAAGTCAAAATCCGAAACGGACTCGGTTGCCGATCGGTTCAACGAAAATCCTCGTGTGAATTTCGTCTATTAGAAAAACAAATTGTAAATTAAGGAATGTCGATAACATTCGTTCGCCCTCCCCCTCCTGTACGTGTTGTTTCAGGAAGGGAAGGTCGTAAATGGTACACATTACATTCACATTCGAATAACGTGTTTGCATGGACACTCGAAGGGAATTCCATGAAAACATCGACAGTCGCGTTCGCGCGACGTCAAGATGCATCGTTCATGGCTCGTCTTATCGAGAGATATGTTGTTCGTGAAAAGGAATGGCCGGATGTTTCGCTCGCTGAAAAGGTGTTTCGTATATACGGTTCTGATATCATAAACTCATATGAAGAAAATGGGTTCATCGAAATCAAGTCGTGGAGCTACGATGATCTACGTGTCTTTTGCGCAGAGTCATATCTCGACATGATTACGTTGAAGAAGATTACGAAAAAGGCTCAAACTTTTGTTTTGTCCGGAGAACTCAATTCCCTAGATGTTCCGGCGAGTTTTTATGTGGAACGGTTGAATTATTTGCTCGGAATGTAAGCTTCGCTGGTGAGAACCGCTTTCGCGTACGCCATCGCGAGTACGAAATGAATATGCGGCCAGTCCAAAGCTTCGAGTTCCGTAAGTTTAAGTTTCATAGGATTTTCATTCACAGACTTTACGATATTCGTGTGTTCATTTAGATTTTCTGCAAGAACAGTCATGTTTTTTAGCCATAGAACATGACTCTGATTGTTCGGATCGAACACTTTGATGAATCGAGATGTTACGGACATTTTCTCTGTTTAGGATCATATACTTTAAGAGCTGTACAACACCGCACCCATACCGTTCTGGATACGAAGGATGTTGTAACTGACCGCGTATACGTACAGGGAGGTGACGGCCGCGCCACCGATGGTTGTTTCGGCGTTACGAACGATGTTGGACATCGTGATGTTGGGTGGGGTGATGATACGGTACGTATCAATACGTGAGAAATTCACAGACCCAGTCGGCTGAAGCTTCGACGTGTCAAGACAGAACGACACGAGAGCGACATTTGCCGTGAATGTCGTCGGAAGGTAACCGTTCGGTGTATGGTAATACTGCATGATATCAGTCCAGGCTGGCAAATGACGAGAATCGCCGATATCAACGCCATTCACCTGAGTCTTGAACTGCAGAAGAGACGCCGTCGTTGAGCCTGCCGTCGCACCACCGGTGTTGTACACGCTGGCGTAGTTGTTCGACTGGAAAGCCAAAAACTTAACCGGATTCGCGAAGGCCAGTTCCATAACCGAGCTCGGTGGAATGAACTGGCGCTGCACTTGTGTGATCAACATATCTTGGGGAGTCTTGGCAAAGTACTCACGCTCACCCTGATCCAGGTAGATGAAGTTCGTCCATACGATGTACTGAAGACTCGCGTACGTTCCGGACGGAGCGACGTTGGTCGCCGTCGTACTCAGATTCGCGGCCCACGTGATGCGAAGCTCAACATCGTGGTACTGAAGAGCCACCAGGGGGATGGCCGACTGCCAATCCTTGCAGAAGAAGAACTTCAAGGGGTAGAAGGTGTTCGCGTTATATCCGGGCTGAGTCGCGGAGGCGATGGGCAGAAGACGCTGATTCAGATTCTGACCACCAGTCACTGGCTCGATACGGGTCGAGTAGTACGCATCCTGAGTATCGATCACCTGACCACCGATCAGGAGCTCGACTTTATCAATAACGTTCGATGTCCAATCGATATTCGGAACCATAGCGCCGTTGCTGTCACGCGCTGAAATGTACACATACGACAAGAGATCACCCTTCTTCTCGAACCGAATGGTCGAGACACCACCGGGGCTCGGAGAGCCCTGGATCAGTTGACGCTCGAGGGAGTTTGCGAAGTGTGTGTAACGCTTGTACGAAGACCGGTAAAAGGAAACCTCGGGTTTACCAGACAGGTACGCGTCCTGAGCACCGATAGCAACGAGCTGTACAATACCACCGCTCATTTACCATTCGTCAACGTTTTTTTTTCTAGCTCGCGTACGATGAAAACGCTGGCTGAGCGAGCGGGTTTTTCGTTCGAACATCCTTGGCCAAATTGAGATCCATGGGAGTGGCGTTCCCCTTCTTAATGTTAAGGCGGTCGTACTGTGGTGCGATGTACCGGTAATTGTGTGATCCGTCTGGTGGTCGAATAGGCAAAGGACCTGCTTCGAGACGGGTCGTCGTTCCGGCACCAACCATACCGATGGGATCCTGACGAACGTTCATGCGTCCTGGATTTCCAGCACGGTCCGGATTGCTTCGATTCTCGGACCATCGTGTTTGGCGATTATCCAGAAGCGTACTATCGTATCCCTGTGTCTGATAATATTGAGGTGGGCCATTTTCGAGAGTATCCCGACGACTTCCAGTCTCTTGACGGATCGTCGTCCGACGAGTTTTCTGGAAATCCGGACGACCTTCCAGAGCAGTTAAAGCACCACCCTGTCCCTGGCCTCGGTTTTGGGCCGGAGGACGGTTCCATGCCTTGGTGGGTTTAGCATGGTGTGTGATTTCACCCATCGTCGTTCCGCCGTTCTTGACGACCGGGTTCGCCGGACCACCCCAATTTCCTGGGAGATTGTGTGTACGTTCTTCATTGATATTGTTGGGCAAGACCCGAAAAAACTGTTGAAACCCACCTGCTGCCGGAACGTTTGGATCGAGTCCGAGACCACGACCCACGTTCATTTTCTCGGTCGGATTAAGGTTGTTCATTTTGTTCGTGATGTTCTCACGGTACACGGTCGTGTATACAGGCTGACCGAACGGAAAGCGTTTCCCGTCTTTGGTAATATCACCAAAGTTCGGAGCGACCTCTTTTGGCTGAAGGCGCCAGTCCGGGTTTCCTGCAAACCCACGTCCGGTTCCTGGATTCATAATCTTGGAATCGTAGGTTGCATCCTGCGATCGACGAAACTCCATGAGATCCGTGTCGAGCGATGTGATTTTCATCGGGGGAGCAGCTTCAACAAGGACCTGTTGAGGCTCCGCCTGTTCCTCCTTGGCGTCACTCAAACTTTTTCCAGCAAACATAAGTCCAGCGACGGCAGCGAGGGCAAGTGCCATTTTCCTCTCTTATTTTACGAGAACATATTTATTCTTTTGCTTTGTATCGTTGAGCGAACGCCATCGACTGATACACGGCGTACGTACTCATCGGATCCCGAGTCTGAAAACGAATATCGTCATTCACTTCATATAGTTTCGGGAATTCGTAAGGGGCGGCTGTGTAGTACTTGTTAAACTGTGATGTCGTCTGAGACCGAAGTTTGTCGTCGGTCATGATGATGTCGACGTAATTCGTATTTACAGGGCCTTGCCAAATATCATCTTCGAGCATCAAACTGTCCGTCTGAATGCGTGGCATTCTTTATATTTGAGACAAGAAATTTATCGTGCAGCCGCACCGTTTCCGCCACGCAACTGAACACGTTCTGGGAACCGAGCATTGGGATTTCCTTCGGGATCGCATGCGGAAGGATCATCGCGGCACTGTGGGCTAAACGGTACACCATATGCACCCTGTGCGAAAGCCGCCTGATCGTTGGGAATAGTCGTATTTGGGACGGTGTAAAAGTTACGTTCGGCATCACGGACACGCTCGAACGGATGTATTTGGTCCCAGTCTTTTCGAACTTCCGAACGAACGGACGGATACCAAGCAGCTGGAGGCCGATTCGGATCGTCGATGTATTCGTTCATCGTGATGTTCCCCATTGTGTTGTCGAGGGTCGGCACAGTGAAACCTGCGAGTGAAGACTTATGAGAGACGGTCATGCGAGCTCCATCTGGAATGAGACCGTTAAAATACATCATGTACAGAACGGCGAGGACGAGAAGTCCAAGAAGAAGCACGCGCGAGTCGCGTCGAATAAGGAATACGACGATCGCGGCGTACACGATAAAACGCGTAGTCGATTCAACACGTTCCTTTGCCGTCTGACGATTGGTCGGCCAAAAATCGGTCAATTTATCCTTCCGGAACACTTCAGTCAAAATGTCCATTCTTAATGTTTAGAGAAGATCTTTTTTCAGTGCTGAAGGACCTCCGCCCATCAGTGAAGACATAAGCCCTGACATGTTCTTCATCAAAGCCTCCTCACTGGTGATTCCCTCATCATTCATTTGTTTGGCACACTTCTCGGCGACACTTTCAATCATAGACAGTGTATCAGCTGGTAGAACGGAGATGGTCGTCGCTAGAATATACATCGTCTGGAGATATTTCCAGATCGCCTCCTTGGTCGCCGAAGAAAGATCGTCTGTCCAAATCTTGTTCAAATTGAGTTCCTTCAGGATCGGAATAGTCTCGGCGTGCTCCTTGAAAAAAGTTTCATCCTTCTGCATGACATGCGTTGCCAGGGGGCCAATGGATTGCATATAGTTATCCATCACCGTGCGAGGCCGTGTCTTGCGCAAGATTGTAAAACTTGCCTGAAACTTCACGAACGACTTCTCCTCCGGAAATGTGAGGACAAGTTCATCGAGGAATTGTTCCATCATATCATTAAACGCCGAAACAGTGGTCGCCATTGGTGTATTGTAGTTTCAGATCTTTATTTGAACTAGTATGGGTCAGTCGATATCGTTTCACGTGCACCGTGACCCTGACTGACGATGATGTACACAAGAAGACCGACAAGAAATGCAGGTTTGAAGTAGGCCGAGTTGGGAAGTTTTTCTTTATTCATCGACGCTTTGATGTATATATACGCCATGGTTGCACCGGCAGCTATGGCAGCAGCACTCGTCGGATCTCGAAAGTAATGATCCATAGTTACTGTATTCATTCTATTTTTTGTCTGGAGCATCGTCGAACAACGTTTCTTGGTGTATCGGAACCTTTTTGGTTTCGGCCATTTCATCAGCAGCCTCAGGAACAGGAGCTGGTGTTTGGGGCGGTAGAGATGACGCGGCTTCTCCTTCCTCTGCCGCTTGCTGTTCGCCTTCGGGCTGAGGAACAGCAGCAGTAGGCTGCTGTTCAGCGAGAGGGAGGGGATGCGCCTCTTCCTCTTCTTCGACGTGGTCCGCTGGATCGACACCGGTCGCCTGATCAACGTCGAGTTCTCCTGTAAATGATGGAATGTACGTTTCGAGGATCTGTTGGACCGGGATGAAATCCTCGACGATATCCTTGATGCATTTAGTGAACCGATGTGTCAATTGCATCCGTTTGTCTGGTTCCTTCGAATCATCGGTGATGATATAAGGATTCTCATATAGATCCTTTGCGGCAGCAATGTAGCACGAATGAACAAAAACATCATTCGTGGGGAGTTTGATGTTTAATTTCTTCGACTCGGACGAAATGCGTACGGCTGACATGATTTTGACGGAAATGACAAACACGGCCGCCAAGAGATTCGAAAACATGGAGCATGTTTTGATGATCGCATCCGTGTGTTGCTTCACGATCGAATTGTTCCAATTCTTCACTTCGACGAGCAACGCCTGAAACCGAATAAGGGTCTTTCGTCCGTCTGACTGCTTCTTTGCCTCGGCATACAAGTCAAAGAACGCGTCGATCATCACGGGGATCATCGCACCGGCGAGCTTTGCAGTGTATTTCCGCTCAGCTTCGACGAGAACTTCCATTACTTACTTCACAGTCTTTTTTGCACGAATAGTTTGCGCAGTTTTGTGGAGATTCGCGAGCGTCGGAAGATGGTCGTCCTGACCATGATCTATGAACGTCACATGCGACGAAGGGACTGGTCTGTCCCACGAAACCTGGACCGATGTCGGAAGCGTCCGATGGACTTTGAACCCGAGACGCGTGAGCTGACGTACGAGGTATGACGTTGCTATCTGCACATCGTACGCTGGAAAACCGACGAGAAAGTTCGGTGTCGTCAATATCGTTTCATGACCTCCGAGTGTTGCGACATTTGAAATTTTACGTGAAAACTGTTCGAGGATCGCACGGTATATGGATTTTTTAATATCGAGTTTTTTTCGTTCACGTTCAGCAAGAGCTCTTGCTGATACGACCATACTTATTGTTCAGCAAATTCGATAGCTCCGGATTGCAACATCGCCGACCCCGGAGACGCTTGTATCAAAGCGTTCGCTTTCTGCTGTGTACGGGCTTGATCCAAGTACTGTCCGAGTGCCGTGTCCTTTTTATCCAAATCTTTCTTCAGACCATCGAAGTACGAATCCAAAGACATTTGAACATCTTCGAACGAAGAGTATTCCTGAACTCCGCTCACAGGAAGGAAAGGCCCCTGAGCATACGGGGATGTCTGGCCTTCCAGTTTGAGAATACGTCCTTGGTTGTCCGCCTGAACATCATACTGAACACCAAAGTATCCACGGGTATTCAGAAAGAGTATACGCGCATCATACATCTGGGAACCTTCAGTTCCCTGAAGCGCATTGATATATACGGTTTGCACGGGATATACATCGGAGTCGCGCTTCTGAATAGCATTGATGATGGTCTGAATAACCGCTGGCTCGACTGGCACCTCACCAGTGACGTTCTGGAATTTTTCACTCGCTGTTTTCTGGGTGTTCCATATCAGGAAGCCGAACAGGGCAATCATTACGAACACGATGAGCTGACCTTGCTTCATTTATATTGTGCGTCAAAAAAAATATCAAAAATCCCTGAGTATTCAACAGAAATGGCAATGCTTGTGTATAGTGACAAATGTCAGTACTCACAACAGATACTCAGGAAAGTCCAAGAGAACCCGGCTCTTCTTAAAGTCATGATGTTCCATAATGTGACCGTTCAAGGAATACCCAATAAACAAATCACATGCGTTCCGACTCTCTTGACGAACGACGGAAAAACCTTGGTCGGTCGAGAAGTCAAATCGTGGGTCGAGTCTATGATTCCGATACAGGAGTTTGGAAGTCTTGATACATACAAGGGGACATCCATGCTGGATGAATCCGAAGAGCAAATGTCCGGTGATATGTTCGAACTAGATATGTATGGTTCATCGCTTGCTCCTGTGATGACACAAGAGCTCGAAGAAAAGATCAACAAAAAGGTACAGGACGCGTATTCGTCTCTTCAAAGTAAGTAAATTTTTTTATATGGATTTAATACCCAGCGCCATGGATCCCACGAAGAAGATCATCCCTTTCCTGTCCTTCGCTCTGTTTGCGAGCCCCCAGGCGTTCCAGCTGGTACGTAGCCTGCTCGGCAGCTGGGTTGCTTCCAGTGACGGTCTGCCTACTATGGCAGGCCTGCTGCTCCATGCGCTTGTCTTTATTATCGTGACGCACTTTGTGTGGCGTGCGGTATATGGCCCGAAGACGCCTGGCAGCTGTGGCTGTGGAAATTAAATTCCTTTGTACGTAGTACCAGAAGAACCATGTCTGCTCTCCCATACTATGTCCTCCCAGCTGTTGCGTACATGCTCGTCGCCTCTCCTGCGGCCTACAAGACCGTCCGCTCTGTCGCCGGAAACTGGGTTGCAACCCCAGAAGGCACAGCGAAGCTCGGTGGTCTTGTGTTGCACGCGATCGTCTTCATTCTGCTCGTCGGTTTGTTGATGCGCCTGTTCCCAGCTCGCCGCGAGAATGAGATGTACAAGATGTAAATTTCTTCATATGATTTTGTATTCAGGCCCGAGGACTTTTTGAGTTCTTCTTTTCGCAGCTCGGAACGACGGTTCAGACCACAAAAGCCAACGTGACCAAAACCCGGCGGTATATTTTCCGCTCGGACTCCAGTTTTCACGACGACGATGACGCCCGATGTACCGTAACATGCGCGCATGGTCCTTGTGAATCGTATAATCTGAAAATCCTTTCAACCCGAAATCGACCGATTTCTGCGTCGGACCGTAAAACGTCGCTCGCCATTTCTTTTCTGGACGTGGACTCGGACGCACGCGAACGATCGTCACCATACTTTACTTTAAATAGATAAAAAACATCCACGCGACTCATGTAATATGCACCTTCAAACCATACAGGCGAATGCTCTCCGTACAATCTTCGAAGTTCTGAAGGATATTGTGAATGACGTGAACATCTACTTTCAACCGGAAGGTATCAAGATATTGACGCTCGATACAGCGCATGTAACGCTCGTTCACATGTCCTTACCGGCTGAGAATTTCGAAGAGTACTCTTGTCCCACTGAAATAATCGCCGGTGTAAACTTATCGAACATGTACAAGTTGTTCAAGTCTGTTTCGAACAGTGATTCGCTTCGTATGAGCATAGACGATCGTCATGAAGTCATATGTATAGAGATACGAAACAGCGTAAAAAATTCGAGTACACAATTTCACCTCAAACTCCTGGATATTAACGAAGATGATTTGATCGTCCCGGAACTCGAAATGAACCTCGTCACGACGCTCCCGTCTGTTGATTTTCAACGGATCACGCGTGATATGGCCAACCTCGCATCGGAGATTTCGATCGTTCGTCGAGGTGCGATCCTTGAACTCAGCTGTCGAGGTGACTTTGCCGATCAAAAAACCGAGATTATATGCGGTTCACAGGAGAATGAAAAAACGGTCGGTGGCGTCTACCCCTTAAAATACATAAATTTATACACGAAAGCGACGAATCTCTGCTCAGCGGTTCAGTTGTTTCAACACGAGAATCTTCCGTTGATCATTCGCTATTCGATCGGAAACCTTGGCGATGTGAAGTTTTACTTGGCCGAGAAGGTTGAAACTTGACCGAGAATATCCGTGATGACTATCGTCGGTGTGTGTTTGCGGATTTTCAGGAATGGTACGAGTGAACATGAGAAATGACCGAAACCACATGCCCAACGAACTTTCCATGACCATTCACTTAGCGCATACCGTATTTTTTCGTACGTGATTGAATGTTTCGGACCGGCGAATTGTCGAACACGACGAGTGATGTCCTCCCCAGTATCAACTACATAGGCGGACGCGATCGGAACATGAAACCCTGGGATGTATTGAGGTGGCCATGTTCCGATATGCATGTACCTTTTTCCGTTGAACAGATACTTTATAACTTGTTCACCCGATGATGTGTCGTATGTGTCGATGATCTGCATGTTCTTCGGTCGAAAGCTTACTAAAATATCCATGTCTAATAAAGAACTCAGTTCTTTATTACAAATGGAACGTCGAATTCATGAACGAATAAAAGAATTGTCCGACGATCCCGAAGCCATGTATGATTATATGATTCAATGTATGCCGCATATACGCGAATATACGAAACAACGATCGGGGGGTGTTCAACGGAAAGACATTTTCGATACGTACATGTCCGAAGTCGAAGATACGGTGACGAAATATAAAAAACCATCGACGTTCGAACAAGATACGAATTGCCCGGCTTGTAAAAGCGTGTATACGCTTATTCATGAAACAGAGACGAGTGAGATGACTTGTACGGCATGCGGGGCTACTCAGTATATTCAATGCAATGAACGTGGTTTCAAAGAAGAACAGGAGATGGATAGGAATATCGTATATTCGTACAAGAGAGATAATCATTTTAATGAATGGATCGCGCAATTTCAGGCGAAAGAATCGACGACTATCCCTCCAGAGGTAATAAGTCAACTCAGAAACGAATTGAAAAAACAGAAAATCACAAACGTATCGGAAATAAGTCACAAGAAGATCCGAGGATTACTCAAAAAACTTGGTCTGAACAAATATTACGAACATACATCATATATTACGACGATCTTGAACGGTCTGAAACCCCCGACGATGCCACACGTCCTCGAAGAACGCCTTCGACTCATGTTTTATCAGATTCAAAAGCCGTTCGAGAAACACTGTCCGTCGGATCGTAAGAACTTTCTGTCATACAGTTACACGTTGTATAAATTCTGTGAACTCCTTGGTGAAGACGATTATCTCCCATGTTTTCCGCTCCTCAAATCGAAAGAGAAGCTTCATCGCCAAGACGATATTTGGAAGTTGATCTGTAAAGATCTTGGATGGGAATTCATACCGACCGCTTCTTAGAATTTTATTCCGCTACTGTACTATGAAGACTGCTCAGGAGATTGCATACGGCTTTATCATCTTTTTCATCATCGATCGTTTGGCACGTCTGATCAGCGCGCAATTTGCGTTGCGACGGAACATGACTGATCTCGAAGTCGAACGTCTCCGGTGTACCATCGAACTGTCAGCACTGTTCGTCGCTTTTGTATTTTTCAAAAAATGTACTTAGAAACGTACGTTGATATGTATCTATGATGAATATGTATCGAGATGAAACTATCGAACTGTGTCGAATGAAAGGATGGGACAAAGCCCCTGTCAGTACAGTATGGCTTTTGTTCACAGAGGAGATTGGAGAGCTCGCATCAGCAATACGTCAATATCAGCGGAACTTCAGAAAGACTGGACTCAAAAAGGATCGAGGAACCGACATCACGACCGAGATGGGTGATGTATTTTCGTATCTTTTTCAACTCGCGTACATGCTCAATGTCGATTTGGATGAAATGTGGACCAAGCACCGAGAAAAGGTTCAGACCAGAAAATATGTTGAGACATGATAGCATGACAGAATTACTTCTCAACGATGCACTTGAAATCGATCGCATTAATCCGTACACGGCGACCGGAACTTTTGGTGTGTCGTATAACGGAGGTGACGGAAAGTACGGCCCGCTTCGATGGACCGCACCGGACGAAGGTCCAGCGACGTGGGATGTGACCCAAGAAGTTCCAGACTACGTGGATCACTCGGACCCAACTTTTGAGAACCGTTCAGGACCGATGTATCTAAAGGAAGGGGGGACAAACCCAGCGACTTCGTTTCTGTTCCCGGCTCGAAAGTACCAATACGACGACGGAACAACCTCTTGGTCCCGTGAAGTTGTCATGACCAGTGGCGAAAATTATACGAACGAAAACCCATTCTTTAAAGACGAACTCGGTACACGGTTGCCTATTCTCATTATTTTTATCGTTTTGCTTTTGTTATTCGTGGCAGGCCGTGTGATTAAAACTTAACAACTTTTGATGCTTCGACTTTGACGAGTTTTTGAGCGAGTCGCATACGTTCGTTCTGACTCTCTGTCTGTATGTTCGGACACACATGAACTTCCATCTGAACACACCTCGTGCAAAACAGGTGTTGACACGCTCGACATGTCAGATGCATGATCCCCACTTGTTTCTGACAGTGTTGACACTTCGTCATCCTCTACTACTTCGCATACAATTTCCTTAACTTCATCCTCCTCTTCTGTGATCTCACAGATACCATGCACGCGTCGATCCAGAACGACGTTCCAGAATGCTTCGGCGACCGGCAGTACACGTTCGAACCAATCGCGATCCCGAACAACCTCAGTCACCTGAAATTCCTCTGGCGGTCCGGGTCTGTACTGAACGAAATCACACACCTCGAGATCCAGGATTTCGAGAAGAAGTTGAATCTGTGGAATGTAATACTTCGGAACTTGCGGTGTGATTTTACGAGTCAACGGACACTTGATCTCGAGGAGCCGTCCGGATTCGGTTACACCGTCCGGACTTCCGCCGAGCCAACGATACCGCGCGTGTTGCACGAGTCCAATCTCATGGGACTTTTGATTGCATCGCGCATCGTACAAATCACGAGCGACTGGTTCGAGAAGCGTCCCGTGTGCCGTTGCGGCATTCCCTTGATTTTTCAAGGCTCCACATTTCTTGAGTATCAGATCGCTCGGTTTTTCGTACGGATTCAAACCGATAGCAGTTGCAAAATCGCTCGCCGTAAGCATGGTTCCTCGTAACAGGTGCCATTCGTTCGACCGTTGATCGGCATAGGTTCGTGAAATGAGTTCTTGTACATGTGGGTGCATATCATAGGAAGCCACTCATGTTTTTAAACAGACATTCTTCCTTCATCGCCTGAAATTTTTCCGAAAGTTCCAGGTGCCAGGGATACAAGATGACCGAGGCAAAAAATGCGCTGTACAGAGAAATACACAACCCGACGAGCGGAACGTACTTGAGACTATCGTCCATATATGTACTTTAAGTGTCTTATTTTTTTATGAACATACAGTATGCAAGAACCCAACCCGAACAGGTTCAAGAATGTTCAGAATTATATCAGTGCGCTTCGAGCCCATTGGGCGCAGCACGGCGGTCCGTCCAATCAGAATAGGGCAATCTCGATACGTCTTCAGATGTGGTTCGAGCGAGAACGTGCACGAAAGAAGAATCTTGCAAACAACATCAAAACCTTGCGTCGAGAATTCAATGAATACGGGATCGCTCGTTCAAACAATAGTAATGCGAGTTCAAGCGATTCCAATACGAGTTATATTCATCCGAGTTCTGCAGGCGTAAAAAAGATTCAAAAAACGTTGAGACAATTGAAAAGGAAAAGCGAGCAACATATGAATTCCTCAAACAAACTAGATGAATTGTTGAATGCAGTTTATCCGCACAAGAGTAAATTGTCGTACCAACGGTACGCACACGTTCGAAACGTCAAGATTCCGCGGACCAAAGCGAGAATTCGCGCTCAACACTCCACACGAACCTTCGAACAACTCAGAAACAAATTGGGAAACAAACTTCCACTGAATATCGTTCAAAAGATATTTTCATTATCAAACATCCCATCCGGACTCATCACACCGATCGGAAAAAAAGTACGGAACGATTCGAACAACAAGACAAATTTCAACATATACAAAACTGAAAACGGTCGTCATTGGTTCCAGAACCAACACGGACGTTGGTATCTCATGTCCAGTCCGACTCAAAGATGGCGGTACAGCTCGGGAGAACGGAAATGGAAACCGTCTTAGGGTTTCGTCGAAAGGGCGATCTGAGCCGCATTCTGTTCCGCTTGTTTCTTCGTCGTCCCGAATCCTGAACCACACGACAAGCCGTTCACAATCACCTCGATATGAAACGTGCCGTCGGGGTATTGGTTTCGGAGTTGATATTCCGGCAAAGCCATCTTTGTCGCCTGACACTTTCGCATGAGTTGATCCTTGTAGTTATCATCCGACAATGAGACTTCAACCGTGGAAAAAGCCGCAAACACAAACTTTTTCGCGTGAACCATGCCGAGATCCAAATAAATAGCTCCGACGAGCGCCTCGAATACATCTTCGAGAATATGAGGATTCGTGTTCCAGTTATTCCGAATCCCCTTATCGTCCATAAGGATCCATTCGGATAACGAAAGACGTTCGGCAATCTCACACAGAGTTCGACCACGAACCATCTTCGTACGCGCCTTGGTTAAAAACCCTTCTTGTTCCTTCTCGTACGTATCGAACAAATGTTTCGTGATTATAAATCCCAAGACGGAATCACCCATAAACTCGAGTGTTTCGTATGACCCATACAACCCCCTGTATTTTTTCAGGGCGGACTTGTGCGTAAATGCACGCTGATACAAAGATACGTCTCGGATCTTTGTACCAACGAGCTGTTCAACTTTTGTACGATCGATCGACGGTGCGTCGATCAGCTCATCCATGGTGTTTTCTTAGTATTCACGTTCTTTTTTTTAAGCCTTCGGAGTCGCTGTTTTCTTCGCCGATGGACGGGCCGCCTTCGGCTTCTCATCAGCCGATGGTGCAGAAGAATCGACAGGGGTCTTCTTCTCCTTTGGGACCACGGCGGGCTTGATGTAATGGGGATTAATAAACTTCTGGAGATTCAGAATAGTAACGATAGTTCCATCGGGTGGGTTCAACAGATCCTTCAGCGTCGCATCGAGTGTGATCTGCTGACCATTCTTCAAATTCTTGTCCGCGACGTACTTGTAAATCTGCTTGTTCACCTCGCTCCGAGAAATCTTCTCATCAGCACCCAAACACAGGAATAGACGTAGCTTGTCGGACACATCCAAAGGCTTGTTGAAACCATTGTTCGATGCACGAGCCTTGGACTTCTCACCGGTTGGATCCTCCAACAGCTGCTTGACTCGTCGTAGATCCTTGCGCAGTGCCTTGATTTCCGCCTGTAGTTCCTCCATAAGTACTTGTTATACTTTGAATATCTTTAACTACGTTTCTGTTTTCGTATATGAAAATGACGAGTAAAATCACAAGCATTGGCCATGTTAACATGGGACCGAGTACTAGAAAGGCGATAAGATGCCAAATCTTAAAACGCCCCCATATGGGTGTATCGCGTATGAACTCGTATGTTTTCTGCGGGTCCATCCTACTGTCAGGTATCTAATTTTTTTGAGACGACGCCGAGGACAAGAAGAACACAGTACAGGATCCCCAAGACGAGCAAAAAGATATTCAGGGGCGTCCATGTAGTTGAAAAAGGTGCGTCTGCTGATGTTGATGCTGCTGATGTTGATGTATCAGTCGGACATCCTCCAGGACAACATCCAGCGTCACACCCGTACAAAAAGTTCTTATCGATGTAGCTGCAGATCGGTCCGGACACAGGGAGCGATGCCATGGGTGTGATTCCAGGAATAGGTTGTGTGTGACATGCGCACCCTCGACCAGTATATTGGGATCCACAGAAACTCATATCTACTTAGAGCTTTAGAATAAATTGTATAATAACATGCTGTTCGGTACACCGACGAAACTGCCTGATGGCCGATACTTTCTGAAGATGACCCAAGATGACCAGACTCGGATAATTTATCAGGTGAACTCGGTTCTCCTTGAACCTTCTACTCAGGACTCGAGTGTGACGGTCAAGACTATCCAGCAAGAGACTCTTTTCTCGGAGATTGATGAGACTATCCTGACTCAAGCGAAAGCATCGAAGCAGGCATGGTTCGGAAAGGAGGTTTCAGACGAGACGGTCATGTCGGCATACCAGAAGAGCCTCAGTTCTGAGCGCGAACTTTTCGCTTCTTTCGTGACTATCAAAGGCAAAATCGTCTCGACGTTTTACGACCCACAGAAGAACATCCTCGAGGGAGTACAGGCCAATACACCCGTCGATATATTGCTTGAACTTTCGGGACTCATGTTTACGAAACGTTCTTTCGAGCCGGTATGGAAGGTTGTCCAGGCACGCGTCAAGGCTCAACCGAAGAACAAATTTCCACGAGAGTACCTTTTCACAGACGAACCAGAGGCGGCCGAGGAAGATGAACCGGACCTGTAGAAAAAAAGTCGCCGTACAATATAAATATGGACGGCAAAGGTCTCGCAGTTCTGGTTCTGCTGTTTCTGATCGCTCTCCTCCTCTTCATGCCACAGCGTAGCATGTACACCCCAAGCGGAAGTGATCCAGTCGGTGTTTCAGGGGTCAGCATACCAGGCGCAACCTCAAGTACATCAGGCGGTGCTATGGTCGTACAAGCATCCGAGACGAATGAATTGGCTGGTATGGGCCTACCAGGTGCTCCTTTCGATGGTTCATCCAGTGGCAGCTTCATGGTTGATCAGGTTCCGACGGACACGAACGTTGGCTTGATCCCGAAAGAAGTGGTGACGACCGAGGATTTCGGACAGTTCAGTCCGGATGCCATCTTGTCCGGTCAGAATTTCCTGGATCCGCGTGCCCAGATTGGTTTCCCAGAAACCATCGGCGGAAATCTGCGAAACGCCAATCGTGATTTCCGTTCCGAGCCGACGAACCCTCGTGACCCAGTAAGCATCTTCAACCTGTCCACTATTCCTCCGGATACCATGCGTCCTAAGTTTGAGATTGAGAACGAATACAAAGGCTACGCGTAAAAAAACACCTAAAAAATCAAAGACGATGTAATACTACACAATGTCTGAGATTCGAGATGTCATGTCAGAATGGCTCGCACTCAAAGCTCAGCTCAAAGCTGCTCGCGCGGATATCAGTGTTCTGAATAAACGCGAGAAGGAGCTTCGAACTGAGGTTCAGCATTTTATGAAAAAGATGAAACAGGACGTCGAAGAGGATGTCCAGCCCGTCGTAAAAATTCAGGGTCAAAAGGTTTCGTTTCAGACCAAAGAGTCTAAAGGCAGTATCACCAAAGAAATCATATTGAAAGGACTTCAGTCCTACTTCGGAGGGAACGAAGCACAGATCGAAGGCGCGTTCCAGGCGATCCTTGACGCCGTTCCAGTAAAGGAACGCGACGTACTTACAGTACGCAAAGATGGGTCTTCATAATGAGTACGGTTCGGATGTTTTCATGTACGAGGATGCACGCGAAGATGAAGAGTTCGAGGAGCAGGATTTTGAACTCGACGAAGAAACGTGGCAGGATTGGTACAGTGAACATATATTGAATATGTGGATGTCACTTCGCCAGTATATCGAAGATAACTCTCTCCAGAGCACTTTGCTTAACAGAGCATCCTATCCGGATTTCGTTCAGTTCGTTCAGGCCGTGTCGCGTGTCTCTATTCCTCATCGTCGTCAGCAAATTTTTAGAAGTGAATAGTACATGGCGATCGACATCACTGGTCCAAAAGTCTTGACCCCGGCTATCCTTTTCGCTCTTCTCAGTCCAGGACTTATCCTGTCTCTCCCGTCTCTACGTTTGTTTCCGGGCGTGAAGACGGACTTCAAAGCAACACTGCTGCATGCTATCGTTCTTGCCCTCGTGTACTACATCATTGCGTGTTGCATCCTTCGTATTTCTCTTCGACCGGCGGATCTCGTCGTTCCTGTCGTGCTTTTCATCCTCTTGACACCAGGCATTCTCTTGACCATACCACCTGGACGGAAGGGGGTGTTCATGTCTGGTCAGAGTTCGCTGTCGGCCATCGGTGTCCACACGATAGTGTTCGCTCTGCTGTTTTCATTCCTGCGCGGTAAATTCCCAAATGTCTATTAATATATCTGTAATAAGATGAAACATATCGTCATCGGCCCAGGAGCTATGTCTTACTTTGTCTTTATGGGAACGCTCAGTGCACTTACAGATAAAGGTGCACTCAACGATCTTGAGACCATTTCCGGATCATCGGCCGGAGCACTTCTTGGATTCATGTACATTCTCACACAAGGGAATGTTCAAGATTTGTTCCGAGAAAGCATAGATATTCCTGTTCATACCGTCATGAAACCGAGTATCAAATCGCTTTTTCGTTCGTACGGTCTTGTATCATCGAAGAAGATCCTAACCGTATTATCTTCTTTGACGCGAAAGTTTTCTTCGCATGAACATCCAACGTTCAAAGAATTGTACGAGCATTATCCGGTAAAATTTTATGTTTCGTCGTGTTGTGTCGAACTTTCTACGACGCATTACTTTTCGGTCGATACACATCCAAACATGTCTGTCCACGAAGCACTCACGATGTCGATCGCTCTACCGTTCCTTTTACAAAGTGTCAAGTACCAAGAATGGCATTACATCGATGGTGCCATGCTCGAAGAAACACCATGCGGTGCGATCCTTCATAAAGATCCGTCAGATGTCCATGTGATCCGAGTCAATACGTACACCGGTCCGACACACGTCAAGGATCTACAGACGTATGGGTTTCAAGTCCTCTGGACGGCATCCATGCTCCGTCACAAGTATAGGCATTTCTCAGGCACATGCATCGACATGGACGACATGGACGTTTTCGATTTTACGATGGCCCTTGATTCAAAAGTAAAGATGTTCGTAAAGGGATACATGTCATGTACGATTTCCCAGTTTCAATCTGAAATCGGTCATCTTCAAACGCTTTCTGAACAACAGATGCCGTGTCAATCACATCCTGAGCAGATGTGTGATGCTGCGTCCGACCAGTCACGTACGTCACAAGCTCCGCAAGACGAGCCGATGATCCACCCGCTTTGATGTACTTTTCGATAAACTTCGGACAACGGCGCGTCAAAATCTGTTGCGTACACACCTTGGCGATACCCGGCCATTCCGGAAATACGCAACACGATTCAGGGTACGCGGACGGATCTTTGCGGAACATTCGTGTTTTGTATCGCTCATCCGTATCGACCAAGAATTGAATGTCTCGGTCGATCGAGTGTCCGAACCATGTCGAATCTTTCATTGTCGTCATCATATGTTTGAGTGCGACACTGAACGGCAAAGAAATGACCGTTCCTCCGACACGAACTGTATCGACGATCGTTTGACCTAATTTTCTGACGACGGTAACATCTTCAGAAACACACGGATCTTGGAGAGCCTCTGCGATGAAAATCGTCTGAAGCGGCTCGTATCTTGTCTGGATCGATGTTTGATATTCCGGATCGAAGCCTCGGCCGCGACTTTTCCATTGTTTCCGAACGGTAAACTCGAAAAACATCATGCTCACAGAAAAGACAGCACTTGACCCATCAGTCATATGCTTCGATTCGACATCAACGATAAACCCTTTCATAGTAGTCAAAGACAGGGTTGAATTTTTTATCTTCGAATATAATATGACTATGATCCAGCGTTCCGGATATACTCAGGTTCGACAACCGATGACCATTCACGTCCGAAAAACAATGCGTCACCGTGCGTACACATATCGTCGTAGAGGTGGCAGAACGCACATTCAATCATCGATGATTGTGAATCGTGGACAGTCGGGAAAGGGGCCGAAACTCATTCCGATCACCCGTCCAGGCATGCTTACGATGTTTGGGTACTCCGTCAGTAAAAACGCAACTGCGCGCCATCGCGCATTGAACAAGGCGATCGCAGATGGTGGTCAGAAACCCCTCTCCGTGTTCCGTCGTCTGCAGGCTATCGCGACACTCTCGAAACGCACCATGCCGAGCTATTCGAAAACGTACCGTTTTGATCGTAATTATATCGGACGGAAATTTCTCAAGTGAAATTTTTCCTAGCGTCGAACAGACATGAGCATGATGAGAATGAGACCGATCACAAGTATACCTGTCACAACCATAAATGCCTTCTCTTTTGTTTGAAACAAACCTTCGCGTAAAGGAGCTGGCAATCGTTCGATACGCTCCGGTGAAGCGGGAACAATGTCGACATGAAGACGCACGGCAAACGAGTTTGTTTCAAGACCATGGAAATTCAAGAGTGACCCGTACCGGTCTCGCCATCGGATCGTCAAACGATCGAGCGAATCGAGTCGCGATGGAAAATCAACAGACACTTTATAATCAGCATGTTCTTTGAATGACTTGTAATTGCCGCTATTCACATCCATAGGAATGAGTGCGAACGATGTCGCAGACGTGTTACTGTCGGTCGTAATCTGCCCGGATGCCAAAGTGACCAGTTGTCGCGCGTCTGTCGTCAAGGGTGTTCGAAACTCATCAATATCGAGCCAAGCATACTCGCTTGTCCCGAAATTGACAACCGATGTCGATTCGACGAACGTCATCGCCCCTGGCCACATGTTCGAAAACTCTCGATTCGACAGAAGATTCGACGCGTTTGTTTGACCCAGAGGAAGACCGAGAATCTTGGAAGCTTCGCTCGTCAAGACTGTGATGGTCGAGAAGGTTCCGTACAGAACGAATTTGCCTTCAGCAGACATGTACACGAGAGTCGCGTTCGAAATCTGTTTCGATCCGTTCACAACATCTGTGAGACTCGACGTGGAATAAAATCCTGGGTTCAGAGAGACACCCGTCGTGTCCACTTCGAAACAATAGTCCGGTGATGATATATTATACATCGTATTCGGTATGATCGCCGAAACCAAATCTACTTGTGTGATATTTTTGATCGGTTGCATGAGATGAAGGGTATATGTATTTCCGTACGGATAGAGTGTCATGTCACGCTGTGAAGAATCGGCATAGACGATTATTTCACGCATTTCTATTTTCTAGAAATATAATAATAATGCCTCGTCGACCGCGTCACATCACGGTGACGCGTCGATGGCCCGAACGGTACTTTTCAGGACTCACGATGAGTCAGAAAAAGATGCGTGAAAAAGAACTGTTACGTCGTCGATGGGTCATGCACCCGTCGATGGGTCCATCGAACAGGTTCGCCTCCTCCAAGAAAAGCAAATGGACCCTTCAGTTCCACAAGGTGTACCCGACGCTCCCGTTCAATAAAGCCACCATCGCACGTCGGACTGGTATTCCGAGAAAAGCGCTCGACACTGTCTACGACCGTGGTCTCAAAGCGTGGCGTACAGGAGGATCGAGGCCCGGTGCGACCGCGCAACAGTGGGCGACAGCCCGTGTATACAAGTACATCCTCGTGACGAAAAAGAAAGCACCGAGAGAATGGTACGCGACACGATTCGATCCTGATGACAACTTAAGAAGGAAAAGTGCAAAGTGATCTAATGTCGTCAGTTCGTGCATTGATTCATACTTCAGCACGTCAGATTTGGCATTCACTCGGCCCCGGTTTCTCGGAACGCATGTACCATAACGCGATGGAAGTGTGTCTCCGGAACGCGTGCATTCCATACGAAACCGAACGTATCATCCCCGTATCATTCATGAATCATACTATTGGAAATTTACGTGCAGATCTTATCGTTCAAAACAACTATGTCGTCGAACTCAAGTCGGTTCGCGGCTTGAAAGATGAACATCGGACACAAACACGTCTGTATCTTCGACTTCTTGGACTTTCGGACGCCGTTTTGATCAACTTTCCGACACATACGAATGTCCTCGAGATTGAAGATTTGTGTGTTCAATAAAATTTCTCGCGATATCGTATATGGATGACACTTCTTCTCCACCAAAGTGGCTCCGTTGGGTTCCTTTCATTGCGATTCTCGTGACTGTTCTCTCGTTCATGTTCGCCCTGTTCGTCTTGTATCCATGGCACCCGGAATTCTTCAAACAACTCAGAAAAATTTAACTGCGACTAAGTAAGAAAATGATCGACGATGAAAAGATCCCAGATCCACCAGCATGGTTCGTATGGATCCCGGTCGCGGCTTTGTGCCTGTCCGTGACCATCTTGATCTTTCAGGTCGTCGTCCTTCACGGGTGGCACATGAAAATATCGAAATCGTTGGCACGAAAACTTTCTTGAGAGATTGACAGAAGACATGGCATTATGGAGTGTACTTGCAATGTCATGCGCCGAGCTATTCGGAAATTGTCATTTTAAATTTTTTGCCGAATCGGGCAACAAGGCGCACCACAACTTACTTCTCGGACTTTTAGGGTACGCTGGTGTACTCTTTTTTCTCGTGAAGAGTTTTTCAAAAGCGAACATGCTCTACGTATCGGCTTTATGGGAAGGGATGATTACGATTCTCGGTGCAGGGGTTGCTTTTTTCCTGCTCGGGGAACGGTTTAAACATCCTATACAATGGGTCGGACTTGTCCTTGCACTCATTGCTGTACTTATGGTTCATTTTGGTGAATCACTCTAACGAATATTCGCGACGGATCTATTCAATCCTGCACCCATATTTCCGCTCGAAACGTTCGACATGCTTGACATGGCCGGAGGAGCGACTGCGGTCGGAACAGGTGCACCGACGTTCATGTTTGAACTCTTTCCAAAGAGAAAAAACATGGACACGATGAGTGCGATAGCCATCACGACGATGAGTGCGATAGCCCACCCCGGAAACGAAGCAGGAGGTGTCGTCTGTTGCTGCTGCTGATTAGACGCCATATTGTATACTAGGTAATTTATTTCCGTGTACGGACGTACTTACCGGAAGAGACAACGGATCCGGGGATTGTGTAATATGATCATAATATGAAAGTTGTTGCATAATCCCAGTCTGTATGGTTCTCGTTGCTTCCTGGATGACGATCGCGTTCATTTCAGGGACTTGGGATTTCGAGTCAGGCTGACTGGCCATGCGCATGTAGACGTTATGCATCAAGGCTCGGAGATCCGAGTCGTTCTGACGATCGATCGTCATCCCTGTTTTCGTCTTTACGTTTCTGATGATGGCTCCATGGATATACTCTCGGTTGAAGGGTGAAAAAAATGCATCCGCGAGCGGGGAAGGCCATACACGGTAATTGCTCATCGTGTCTTAGTATACACGAATAAAAAGTTTACACTCTGTAGATGCAGATGAAAGTTCAGAAGCGGAACGGAGATATCGTACCCGTACTTTTCGATAAGGTTGTTTCACGTATCGCAAAGTTGTGCGGTGGTTTGGATGTTCAAGCGGACAAGGTGGCCCAAAAGGTATTCATGAGTATGTATGATGGTATAAAAACGAGCGAGATTGATGAAGTTTCGGCTGAAATTGCCGTTCATATGCAAACGGAATCGCCCGATTACGAGATTCTTGCGACTCGGATCGTCGTGTCGAACATGCACAAAACAAGCCCAAAGACGTTTTCGGATTGTGCTCTTGTTTTGCACACGAAAGGTATTCTGAGTGATACCTTCATGAAATGTCTGGCGCTCGAGCTGGACACGGTCATCGAGCCGACGCGGGATTACTCGTTCGGATACTTTGGTTTGAAAACACTCCAGCGTGGATACTTGCTGCCGGGAGAAACACCCCAGTACATGTTCATGCGTGTCGCGATCGGTATTCACGGCGATGATCTGAATCACGTCAAAGAGACATATGACCTCATGTCTCGGAAATTCTTTACGCACGCGACACCGACGTTGTTCAATGCCGGGACAAACCGACCACAACTTTCGAGCTGTTTCCTGATTGCCACAAAAGAGGATTCGATCGAGGGTATTTATGACACTCTGAAAGAGTGTGCCCAGATTTCGAAATGGTCTGGCGGTATCGGTTTACATATATCGAACGTCCGTTCGAACGGAACTGCGATCAAGGGGACGAATGGTGTCGCCGACGGGATCGTTCCGATGCTTCGGGTCTTCAATAACACGGCTCGGTACGTGAATCAAGGAGGTGGTAAACGCAAAGGTTCTTTTGCCGTGTACCTTGAGCCATGGCACGCGGACGTCTTGGAATTTCTCGAGTTGCGTCTGAATCAGGGGGATGAAGAGGCTCGGTGTCGAGATTTATTCACAGCCCTGTGGATTCCAGACTTGTTCATGCAAAAAGTCACAGAGGATGGAGATTGGTACTTGATGTGTCCGAACGAATCCCCTGGACTCCAAGATGTGTACGGTGAGGAATTCAACGAATTGTACCGTTTGTACGTCGCCCAGGGACGGTACAAACGTGTTATCAAAGCGCGTCAGATTTGGGACGCCATGCTCAAATCGCAGATCGAAACGGGCACACCCTACATGGGATATAAGGATTCTGTCAACGCCAAGTCGAACCAGAAGAACATAGGCGTCATCAAGTCTTCGAATTTGTGTATGGAAATCGTGGAGGTTTCAACGCCGGAAGAAACCGCCGTGTGTAATCTGGCGAGCGTATGTTTGCCTTCTTTTGTTTGGCCGAACGGTCATTTCGATCTGACGAAACTTCATGCTGTCGTTCGTGTCATGACTCGAAATCTGAATCGGATCATCGATACGAATTACTACCCGGTCGAGACGGCCCGAAGAAGCAATCTGAAACATCGACCGATCGGTATCGGTGTTCAGGGGCTTGCGGATGTGTTCATGATGATGGGTCTCCCGTTCGATTCTGAAAAGGCTCGAGCTCGACACCGTTTGATTTTCGAGACGATCTACCATGCCGCACTGACCGAATCGTGTACTTTGGCACAAGAAGAAGGCGTGTACGAAACGTATCACGGATCGCCTGCATCCCAGGGTATTCTTCAACCGGATATGTGGAAGACCGAAACACCGGATCTCGTATGGAAATGGACGCAGCTGCGCCAGGATATAGCAACACACGGACTCCGAAATTCCTTGTTGATCGCACCCATGCCGACCGCCTCAACCTCGCAAATCATGGGAAACAACGAGTGTTTCGAACCGTATACGACCAATCTGTACTTACGTCGGACGCTCGCAGGTGAGTTTGTCGTCGTGAACAAACACCTGGTGAACGATCTGAGATCGATCGGGCTGTGGAACAAGGAGATTAAAGATTCGATCATTCGAGACGGAGGATCGATCCAAAATCTCACGGGTGTTCCGGATTCGCTCAAAGCGATCTATCGAACCGTGTGGGAGATTCCGATGAAGAGTCTGATCGACATGTCAGCCGAGCGAGCCCCGTATATCGATCAATCGCAAAGTTTGAATCTCTTCGTGGAAAATCCTACACTCGCAAAGCTTTCGTCCATGCACATGTATGCGTGGAAGAAAGGTCTGAAAACTGGCATGTACTATTTGAGAACGCGCGCGAAAGCCAAGCCTCAACAAGTGACTATCGCCGAAGAAGTTCTCGCGTGTCGACGTGACAATCCGGACGGATGTGTAATGTGTTCCTCTTGAAAAAAAAATGTCATTCTTGAGTATGGCGAATAACGCAACATCCCGTGTACAAAATAGAAAAACACCGGCGCGGAACAACGAGGCAAATAGCGTATCGAACGTTCGTCGTTTGAAACTTGAGCGTGCATCCGCGGCGTATGCGCGATACATGATCGAAGGAACACAGAGGGCGTGGAATGCGTTCGTTCGGGCATATAGACTTCTCGCTTGAAAAAAAAATTCTTTGTTCATAGTACATATGAGCATCCATAATGCTGCGTTCAACGGAAATATACATCATGTCCGGAAACTTTTGAATTCAGGAACGAACGTCAATCTTCGTAACAACCAAGAAGGACAAACTCCGCTCAGTTTTGCTGCGAAAGGAGGACATCTCGATATCGTTCGACTTTTGATTTCTCGAGGAGCACACGTGAATGCGCGTGATACGGCAAGTCGTATATCACCACTCATGGGGGCTGCGGCGGAGGGTCATGTTCAAGTTATTCGTGAATTGGTCAAAGCGGGTGCATATGTGAATGCGCGGTCCGAATTCGGAGAAACACCGATCATGTTCGCGGCGATGAATTCTCACCCTCGCGCCGTCCGTGAACTTTTGGACGCGGGTGCGAATCCGAACCCAAATATCGAAAACATTCACGGAACCACTATAATCGGACATTCGACCGGAAATAACATCGGTAACATGTTACGGACGTATCGACCGGCTATGAAGTGGCTCAAACGTTTGCAAACACGTTCAGCATACATATCACTCGTACGTCGCGGACTCCCGAAAAGTATTTCGAGTAACATCACGTCACGTGCGTTCAAACGCAAACATTCTTGAATGATTGCGCCAACCGGGTGCCGCCCCCGGGTCGTCGGCTCATAAGACCGATGCACTGACTGTTGTGCTATTGGCGCAATCATGACACGTTCAATATCTCTAAGAGAGAATTCGTCGAACACTGTTGTTCGGGAGACTTTTTCGAAGGGTCGACGCCGCTGACGCGCGTCGTCGAGTCTTCGCGGCACGCGCGTACCGCTGAATGGTACGCGCCGCCTTATTCGCGACTCGTCGATTCAGAGTCGTGTTTTTTATATACACACCGAACCCAGGGTAAAGAATCATGCCGTACTCTTGACGAAGTTCGTCTCGGGCTCGTTTGTATTCAACCTGAGCCGTATAGTATTGTGTCGTGGCGCGTTCCAGGTGTTTACTGGCCGCAACGTACGCTCGTTCGCGTGGTGTGAGTACCATATACACCGTACTTACATTTTAATCTGAGAAAGGTACTTGAAAAGCGTCGTACGTTTCGCCTGATTCGTCATGTTCATATGATCGCCTTTATCCGGGTGTATTATGAGCGCTATACGTTTGTAGGATGCGTCGGCCGGGACGTTTTTGCCGAGCCAGTTTTTAGCAAGACGGCGGATCTTCGAAAGAGACGTTCGTTCCGTATTACGTTTGAAAAGTGCGTTATAATTTATGACGGTACTACGAGGCGGAGACGGTGCTCGGCGAGGCGGAGGTGGTGGTGGTGGAGGAGGTTTGCTCTTCTTCTTCAAATCAGCAAAAAAACCATAATCACCCGTACGTGTATCTTTAACACGGGTCGACGGAAGGACTTCGACGATCCCACTTGCCGAGGTACTGTAATAGTACTTTCCGTTTTTCTTATACACACGCTTTTTCGTTCCGATGGTTTCGTACACCGTCCTTACATATCCCATGGATGTCCATGCAGGTGACGCTGGAGGGGAAGGTGCTCGGCGACGGCGGGGTGGAGACGTTGATAACCATGAACGTAGGGGCCTAACCGTTCCTGACGCGTTTCGAACCAGATGGTTCAACGTGATTGAATAGTCCACATTGTTTCGTGTTGGAACGCGAGTACGAGCATAGTATCGTCCCGAAGATTCCTTCTTGTAGATTGAGCGCCCAGAACGAGCATTCGTGTATGGTGTCTTTGTGAATCCCGCCTTAGGAGGCGTACGTGCCGAAGACCCCGAAGGCCCCGAAGCAGCAGCGCGCTCAAATTTGTACACTTTACGCCCGCCCTGGAGAACGTATTCACCGCCACGCGGACCTTTATGGATCTGTCGACCTTTCGTGTTATACTCAACCATACTTTTCTTATAGATTTTTTTTCTTGGACGTCTCGAGGATCCAAAGGAAAAACGCAACTGGTATTCCTGTACATAAAAACACCATCAGTCTTTTCGGTCGAGACGGTGGTTCGCGTACGACGACGATCGTGGACTGCTGTGGCGCGCGACACATGGGACACTCTGGTTTCAGATCCATACACGTCGCATGACAAGAGACATGCATCGTTTTTCGACAACACTTCATAGTGATTGTCGATACCTCTTCATCGAGAGGTATCAAACAAATAGGGCATTCGTCCATTGATGAATGGAGACGAAAAAAAAATCTCAAGTACAAAGTAAATGATGGCACCCATTCATGTCGCGGCTCATATCGGAAATATGAATCGCGTCAAGGCGCTTCTGAACCAGGGCGTTCCCGTGAATACGCGTACCGATGATGGGTGGACACCACTTCACATAGCTGCTAAAAATGGCAAATTGGAAGTTGTCAAGGAACTTCTTAGGCGGGGGGCACGCGTGAATGCTCGGAATCATTGGGGGTACACACCACTTCACTACGCTATAAGTTGGGGACATTCACGAGTTGCTCATGTACTCGTCGAGGCGGGTGCAAAAATCTTGTATCGAACCGAAAACGGTGAAGCGCCTTTCAACCTAGGAAAACACTATGAGTCTTCTCGTTTTGCGGCTCGCACAGCAGCCGGTACGTATCTGTTACGCGTATTCAAAAAACAAAAAGCGGGACGTATGCTTTTGTCCCCTCGACTTTTCGGTGGAACCTCTCTAGACACAAACTCTATTCGAAAGATATCACGACTCGTGACTGTTCGAAAAAAATATTGAGTACAAAGTAAATGTTGGCAGCTATTCATGCCGCGGCTCAATCCGGAAATGTGAATCGCGTCCGAAATCGTTTGAATTCAGGAACGAACGTGAATGAACCCAATCTTCATTTCAGGTATACGCCGCTTCACTTTGCTGCAAAGTTCGGGCGCCTCGATACCGTCCGTTTCCTTCTCGATCGAGGTGCTTCTGTAGATGCACGGACAGCATATAAAGAAACACCACTCTTGCTCGCGTCAGCTCAAGGATACGTGAATGTTGTCGAAGAACTCATTCGACACGGAGCTCGCGTGAATGCACGCGATTCTTCAGGTAAAACATCTTTGATGTACGCCACCCGTTTCGGACACCCACGAGTCGTTCGTGTACTTGTCGAGGCGGGTGCAAAACTCTCGTATCGAAACGTTACGAACGGTGGAGTTTCAGCTTCGAATCTCGCGCAATACAACACAGTTCGATCCGCTCTCGGCGCTCGGGTCGTACAACGACTCAAGAAACGAAAGGCGGAACGTATGCTTTCGTCGCGTCGACTTCTTGGAGGAACACCTCTTCCACCGAACGCCATTCGAACAATCTCACGATTCTTGACTGTTCGAAAAAAAACATGATACCAAATACATAGTTTCGATAACTTCACTACGTCCTTTTCCCGTTTCGGTTCCACGACCGACGTACCGTTGATACTCTCGATCAAAACGCTCGTACGTATACGGTTCGAGCAATTTTTTCCAATCGTCCGCGCCGATCAAACCTTCGTCGTTATATGAAATGAGGATGTACCGAGCGACCCGAAGAGAACTCGCGATCAGATCCTCCATCGCCTTGATCGCCGCGGCTTTGGTGTTATACTGAGACTTTGTGCGTTCTTTCGGGAGACCAGTCACTTGATTGTATTTTGTCGGACGTTTGTTTTCCGCAACAACGTTGAGCAGAAAATAGTACGCGCCATACTCATGCTGATTGTATGGTGGATCGTAATAAATCAGATCGATCCGTTTCCCTTCTTCGGACCATTCATGTACAAGGGTGTTGATATCTTTTCGGTACGCATATCCTTCGCACGGTTGATCGTTCCACACAGGGACATCGAGTTTCAAAGGGTCTGTGACGCGTTTCCCAGACACTTCGAAATTTCCAATCCCTTGTTTATCCTTGATGAACGCTTTCAAATGACCGAGCGTGTTTGCGTGCGTTGACATTTGCACCAGGATCGGACAGAGACACCACTGTTTGATATCAGGTTCGACAGTAGTCTCAACGTACGTACGCCACGTATCGATACGTAAAGCGTTCTCGTGTGTGAAGAAACATCGTTCCCCCTCCTTGATATCTTGTGTATTTTGTGGGGCGTACATGTCAGTCACGATCCCGGGAATGAAATCCGTGATCGAATTCATGGCGGCGATATGTTTTTCGATTCTCAATTTTTGTTCGGGGGTTGGTTGCTGAATGAAACAACCGGCGGCGATATACGCATGCGTTTCCATATCATTCGCATGAATCTCGGACGCATGCCGAGTCAACATTCGCGCAACGACCGTCGATCCTGTGAATCCGTCCAGGATTGACATGCGTTCCTTTCCGAGTTTCTTTTTGACGTCAATGACAACATGCTCTATCGCATCGAGAAGTTTACGTTTGTTCCCCAGATACGTGTACATGCGCTGAAATACGAATTCGTTCGACATTACAACGATATATACTCACGTCTTTAGTTCTGCATTAATTTATTTAATTCTCTTTGAAGCCGTTTGCGCCCGAGGGTCGTGGCTGGATCAAAAGCTGCCCGATTCACGCGACGTGCAATCACATGACCGGCTGCAATAGGCTTGTATCTTTTGACGAAATTACGAAGTCCATTTAGTTTCATATGCGCGACATTGGGATTTTGAAATGCGCGCGAAACTGCTAGTCTTCTTTGCATGAGACGTTGATACGCATTAAATCGGGTTGCGGATGCTCTATTAAATCGGTTCAATTGACGCCTGAACGAAAAATTACTGTTCGACATCCGAGTTCCAGGTTGGTACGCTAGAAATCTGGCCCATACTCCCGGGGTTGAATGAAAACGAGCCATGTTGCCAAGTTCGATCATGCGCTTCGATTCTCGTTCATAGTTTTGAATCGCTTTGTTCAATTCAAGGATGGAATTGAGGCGTGCTGGAGAACGTACACGGTGAAGTGCATTTGCAAGTCCAGACCGTACCGAGTTGGGAACACTCATACCTAATGAGTGACAAAATAATATGAGCTAAGAGTAAAAGATGCAACCCATTCATGAAGCGGCTACGACCGGAAATTTGAATCGCGTCAGGGCACTTCTGAACCAGGGTGTTCCTGTGAATGCTCGGAATCATTGGGGGTACACACCACTTCATTATGCTGCTCGTGGTGGACGCTTGAATATCGTTCAGGAACTTCTTAGGCACGGGGCGCGCGTCAATCCTCGTTCTTCTCTTTATGGTGCAACACCACTTTACTGGGCTGCTTATCGAGGACACCCCCGCGTTGTTCATGAACTCTTGAAGGCCGGTGCGAATCCAAAATATAGAAACTGGTACGGACAGACGCCTTACAAATTTGCGCTTCTCAATTCGAGTCGTAACGCTTTCAAAACTTCTCGTGCCGCCACGAAATGGCAAAACTACCGTAAGAAGAGTATCGCTAGAAAACGAGCATCACCAAACACCCTTGCTCGTACGGTGTTTAGCCCGAAGCGCGTGATCACAATGATAAAAAAGTACGGGAACAACTGGCTAAACAAAATTTAATATCAGTAAAAGAGTAAATGATATTTCCTGTTGGTTTAGGATTTTTTCACAAACTCAGCACATCGTTCAGACACGCTGCTCGAGAAGGCGCCGTAGAAACAGTCAAAGAGAAGATACTCAAAAAAGAAGATGAGAAAAAAGAGGCTTCTGTAGATGACCTTAACAAATTTGCAGATTTCATACGCAAGCAGAATAAAGAAATGATGGAAGAGTGGCGCCGTTAAGGACAAGGGGTGTATCTAAACCATGGCTCAAGTTCAAACAAAAGACGGATTCATCCTCGAGATTCCTCAAGGTCTCGTGGATGAATGTGAAACGCTCAAGATGGTCTGTGAAATGACGAACTGTACGGGGGATCCGTGGGCCCCTTAGCCAAACGTGGACGCAGCCACTATGGAGACGGTCATACGCTTCTTCGAATCCGAGTCCCTTCCGGAGTTTACGGACCTGTACCCTCTTTTGGAAGCGGCGGACTATTTGGGGTACGAGAAACTCCTTGATAAGGGGTGTAAATCGTTTGCCGAATCGCTCAAAGGTCGAGATCCAAAAGAAATTCGGCGCCTGTGTGGCTTAGAGGAGCCTGACGCGTAGAGATCAATGGACGAACTAGCTACCGAACTCGCGACGAACGGGTATGCCCATTCGCGTCCCAAACAGTGTTTGAATGCCATTTACGCCGAAACGTTGCAGGATGGTCAGTATAGTGCCGAGGCGCGCCAAGCCGCCGAGCGGCTCGCCAAGTTTCTTCCGACATATGGAACATGGACCATCGAACAGATTCTCAATGCGACACCGAAGTAAAGTTAGGCTCTTGGCGTCCGAGCTAGGCGCCTTCTATAAGCCCGCTGAATGTTTATGGCGGCAGATATGTTCCTCATGAGCTTGTTTAGTTTTGTAAGGTTCATAGTAGGGGTGATAATATTTGTATTAGAGTAACGATTATTCTTGGTATAACCAAGTTTACGCACTATTCGAGTACTTATCGGAACAAAATTCTTATTGGACCTAGCCTCGCTGATCGAGATACCCTTTTTTTTGGCAATAGATCTTGCAATAGTATTATTCGTATTTGTTCCAAGCGGGTGTGTTATGTAATTCACCCCCGACTTGAGTAGAGCCTTTGTCACTATGCCACGAATGAGAGTCCCTAGGTTCTTTCCCCTATAGTTGGGGTGTGTTTGTCCTTCAAATTCGGCAACGATACGGTTACTATTATTTTGGGATAAATACACATTCATATTAGCGGCAATCTTGTTATTGTTCTTTAAATTCACATGAAATGCATTACTAAAAGATCTAACATTCAACTTGTAGTTTCTTGGGATTCTGGTGCGTTGAGGGTCACGAAGGTATCCAACCGTATTCCGCGTCACTGTGGTTTCGTTCTTCATATATTCACTAAACATTTTTTCCAAACAAACCTCTCAATGCGACGCCGAAATAATTTTATTTGTATCAAGTATGGTGGCTAACCTTCAAACCACTGTAATGAAATTCATGGCTATACGAAGAGCGCTCGGACGCGCGCAGGGAGGGACGGGGTTCAGAGGTTTCGTTGGAGCATATGCTCTCTTGGGTAAAAATGCACCCGCGTACGGAAGTATAATGTACAATTATGAACGGGCGATAAATCTTTTCGGAGACGATATAACTAGTCACCAGCTTGCTCACGATTATTTCGGACTTCATCCAGAGATGCGTCAGTATGTAACTGAGGCATATAACAAACTTCCTATTCTTCATAATCAACTGAACAAAATTGCGCATAAGATTGTAACGGTTCGTAAAATGCAGAGGATTCGTCGTTCGAGTGTACAACAAAGAAATAAGAGGGAGAAGAATGCGAAAATGATTACGGCGATCCGCGCCGTGAAAAGTCTGCCCCGAAATATGGCAAATAAAGAAATAATGAGAAACGTGTATGCCAACCTTCACAAAAGCAAGACTCCATACGGCCCTCTGACGGAAATGAACGAAATCAAGCGTATGATAAGGAGTTATCCTAAGTACTTTACATATTAAAGTTCTTCAACCTGTTATTACCAACGAATGAAACCACGGATCTTTGAACGGATCGCCCTTCACGCGGATATAGACACGCGGAGGGCGCTCGGGTTCGCACCGCGTAAGCTTGTTATTCCATGTTTAAACATAAGGATTCCAGAGGAACACAAACTCGGATACCTATTTCGAGTCGAATTTGACTCTAGTACTCTGATTTTCTGGCCTTACAAAGATTTATTTTACGAAACAAAGTGGACCATAAATGGAAATACGGTTTCGTCGTTGTTTATAAAAAATGGGTCTATTGAAATATCTAGAAACTTTTGGAAAGCCAACTCGGAGAGATACACTCACCCCGACTTTCACGATGACGGGTCGTTTAAAAGGTCTAGACCTTTCTTCGTCAATGAACAGTAGGATCCTTGAACGGATCGCCCTCCACGCGGATATAGACACGCGGAGGGCGCTCGGAATTTATAACAAAATTAAGGTGCCCTATCTCCGTATTGGTCCCTCCTGTATATGGAGGTATGACCCGCACCTCAGAAAAGCTCTTTTTTTCAACGCCAACCCCAAGGAATATGAGTTTGAAATTCACGAAGGGCTCTTGTTCGACGGCGAACACTGGACGTATGCAGAGAATGGACGAGTTCGGTCTACGTGGAGGCGCCGAAATGGGAAGTACGTATATACGGACGTCCCACCCATCCCGGGAACTCGGTTTTTGTTCGGACAGAATCCTGAATACGGAGTCATTGACATGTAGCTTTTTTGTTTTCAATTTGTGGGCGGGGTGGGCAAAAACGGACCCCATGGAGACGACGGTTCTTCCGGCCGAGACCGTCCCGCCCGTGACCAAGTCTCCGGCAATTTCAAGGGATCTCTGCGGATTGGCGATTCCGACCCCTACCTTCTCGTTGAATATCTATAGCAGCAGTGACGAAAACGCTCATACTACACCTGGTCTGTTTCTTTTTTAAGTTGGAATAAATAAAGCTGGTATACCTAAAATAAACAATATGAACATCCCATTCCTCAAATTCGAGGGGTTCCTGACCCAGGCCGAATACGACGAGTGTTATGCGATTCTTAGGAGCAAAGAGGGATGGAACGAGGGTGGAACGTCCCTTGGTACACCCGGAAAAAACTTTGGGAATAAACCTTTGAATGAGTACCCTATATTTTCGACCAAAATTATGAAGAAGATCTGTGAACGGACCGGAGACTCGTTCCTTCTCAAACGCGTCTATGCAAATTCCCAAAAGATCGGACAAGACGGCGAGTTTCACCAAGACGATATGGATCCCGGGTGTTTCACGTTCCTCGTGTATTTCAACACGATACCAGACGGTGGTGAGACGGAGTTTCAAGTGAGTGATGGGACGCTCATGTCCCAAAAAGCCATTCTAAACCTCGGGGTTCTTTTCAAGGCTGATATTTCTCACAGAGGGCTTGCACCTAGGTCGGGGAACGAAGCGCGAATCACGGTCGCATGGAAGCTTCAGGTTCTTTCGAAGTTTATGTTCTTCGAGAGTCCCGTACCCCACTGTATCGTCCGCAACTATTATACCGAACAGGAACTGGAGTTGATATTTGATGAATTGAAGTTTCTCAAAGGGAAGCTCTTACCACCCGATCAAACAGGAACAGCCGTCGGTGAAGACGGTAAGCCCAAGAAGAGGAACAAGGGAGCATTTATCGATGACCTCTATACGAAACGGGAACTGAGTAATATCCTTCAATTGAACAAGAAGATTGTGTCCCCCGAAATATGGGTGAATCTGGATGGGAAAAACTGGTTTTACAAGTACTTGAAACCTTCGGATCGTTTGACGGCAAAGACGCTTCTGAGTTATTACGAAGATGGGGACTATTATAAACCTCACACGGACTCGGCGATGGTCACAGCGATATCGTACCACTGGACGGAACCGAAACAGTTCAAGGGGGGTGACCTCTATTTCGGAGACTATTTGGTCCCTGTTGAGAATAACAGTCTCTTGATTTTTCCATCGTGTACGGAACACGAAGTCAAGCCCGTCACGGGTGAAGGGCGATACGCACTTACGCAGTTCCTGAATTACCAGTGAACGATGCTTTCCAAGCCTCCAGAGTCTCTACACGTTCCTTGAGTTCCTTGATGGCTTCGACAAGGTAAGGGGAGAGACGAGAATAGTCCAGAGTTAAGAAAGTTTCTTCATTCCCTTCGTAATCTTCAACAGTGAAACCTTTTGAACTTACGATTTCTGGAGCAAATACCTGAACTTCCTGAGCACTCAGACCCGCCATGATGGGCTGAGGCTGACTAAACTTGAGAGTCTTAACAAGTTCGCTTTCTTCGTACAAAAAGCCTTGGAGTGTTGCGATGTTCGAGAGAGCTCCGCCATACAATTGGCGAACGGGGTTCTTGATGCGAATATCGGATACTTGTTGGGTCTGTTGATTCTGTATCACGCCTCCAGTAATAATTGTTCTTTGGCTGACGTTCTGGGCACCAACAGATAAAACTGTTTGCCCACCTGACTGGACTGTAAATTGCACGGGCCCCCCCGTCGCCGTTCCCGCACCAACTGCATACACAATCGAGTTGGACCCAGAGACCTGCATTATTAGCTGCTGAGAGGCTTGACTCACTGATTGTATGATTAACCCTCCAACTGACTGTTGTACTGTTTGTCCCTGCTGCTGGAATACTGCCTGGCCTGACGAGCAGAGCATCGCGAACTGTGCTTGAGTCCCCGCCGTAATACTCATAGCAGCTGTGGCTGTCTGGCTCGAAACTGTAAGCCCAGTCGACTGTCCACCAACGATCGTAGCTTGAGCCGTCTGTGCTGCTTGAACTTTAAGAGTCGCCGATGTAGCTTGTCCCTGAACTTGGAGCTCCGCGGCGCTTGTCGTTGCAACCTGCACAGTCTGTGCAAAAACAGCAGACCCTCCTTGCATGGCGCTCGCCGTTCCGTACTGGAGAGTACCCTGAGAAGCAAGGGTCGAAGCGGTGATCGCTCCAGATTGTACCGTCTGTGAGATATACGCAGTTCCAGTAACATAGAGGTTCGATGTTGGCGTCACCGTTGAACCAATTCCAACGTAAGGAACGTAATAGATCGGATTTCCCGGAGTTCCCGTCCATAATTGAGCACCCGAAGCTCCCGAAGCACCTGGAGGGCCTGTAGCTCCCGAAGCTCCCGAAGCACCTGGAGGGCCTGTAGCTCCCGAAGCTCCCGAA